CCTGCCCAAGCAAGAAACTCTTCAAATGCTGCCTTCTGGTCTTGCTGCTGTGCTAAAAATTCATCTGTAAGTTTATTTCCATCTGCATCAACAGCATTTGGAACTCCATCTTTATCTCCAGCAGCAAAAGTGCCGTCAATAGAGCGCCCTGGGTTCATGTAGATGTTCTTACGTTCTACAATCTTTCCATCAACAACTTTTACAGCACCAATCTGCCATGGCTCGTCGCCATCGCCAACTTTTAGTCCTGTTGTTTCAAAGTCAAAGAAGACAAGAGTCTTTCCTTTAAGAAGTTCCTTAAACTTATTCCAATCTCCACCTGCTTCACGAGCAATAGCAGCCCAATCACCTTGGAATGCTGGCATTGCTGGCCGCTGAGGTGCTGCAGGACGCTTTACTGCAACAACATTTGGAATATCTTTTTCAGCCTCTGGTGTTTGTTCATTATTTTCAACCAGTGGAAGATTTTCTGGTGCTTGCCAACGAGCAGCGGCTTCATCAATCTGCTTTTGCCACTCTTCATTCTTTGCAGCATCGTTATCTGGAATCCACTTACCATTTACAACCTTATTAGGGCGATGTAGTTCAGGTAGGTCTCCCTTTGCAGGTGCCTCGACGTTACGAAGAACGTCAATCTGAGTATCTACTCTCCACTCTTTACGTTGTGAAGTATGTCCTGGGTAGTAACCCTCAACGCTAACAAATCCTGGCTTTGTTGTTTCATCAACAAATGTTCTTTCAATTACGAAGTGACCCTTCTTAGGGTCAGTAGTTACATCACCAGGTTTCAAATCAGCAGCACGAACAATTGTGCGTTGTGGCTGGTTAGAAGGAGATGTTGGGTCTGGGAAACGCTTCTTCGCTTCATCTAGACGTGCGTTGTATTCTGCCATTGCAGCATCAAACGCTTCTTGGTTTGCTGGGTCTGCAAATCCCCAAGAACCATCTGCATTACGCTTACGCTTTCCAAACTCTTGTTCCTTTGGCTTACTAAGAACAGGTAGTTCTCCAGCCTCTGGTGCAACAGCACCACGGATAACTTCAATTTCACGGTAATCATTCCACTGCTTTGTATCTTGTGAGACGTGCCCTGGATAGTGACCCTTAATCTTTACTCGGTCAGTTCCTGGAACCTTCTCGCCAATTGCTTCAATAACAAAGTGGTCACCAACAGTGATATCTCCTGGCTGTAAGTCAGTAACTTTAACCTTAATGCGATATGGACCGTTAGGACCATCTGCTGGAGCGACATCTGCTGGCTTTGGATATTCAGCAAGACCGTCTGGAACTTCTTCAATCGAATCTACTTCAAAATCATTAGGTGCTTCAGCAGAGACAGTTTTCTTTTCTCTTCCTGGAACATTTGGACCACTAACACCTGGTAAATAGTTAGGGTCTTCGTCTATTCTCTTAAACTGAGGCACTCCTGAAATTTGCTCAGGTGTGTTTGCTTTTGCTGGAAGTTCTGCCTGAGGAACATTTCCATCTGGGAAATCTCCAGCGTGTTCTGCAATGCGTTCATTCTTTCTAAAGTTATTCCAGCGTTGCTTCTGTGCATTGTTTGGAAGGTCAACAGCCCATGAAGTATCAGCATCATCTAAAGCGCTTGCATACTCTGGTGTATGGTTTTCTGGGTTAGCAAAGAAGTCAGCAATCTCTTGCTCAGTCATTGAATCAAATGCGTTTACTTGCTCGTCAGAGAAACCAAATCCCTTTGCCCACTCTTTAATCTGTGCACGAGAGGCTGCAGCGTATTCTGCTTTACGAGCATCGAAGTCTGCTTGTAGTTCTTCCCATGAGTCATATGTCTTAGCCTCAAGAAGGTTGTTATTATCTTTGAGAGTAATCTTTCCGTTTGCATCAACACGGGCTTCAAAATTATTACGTCCGTAAACGTTAAAGTGGTTTTCTGGTCTATCTAGTGCACCAAAGAAAGGCTTATTCTTTCTTTCAATTCCCCAGCCTTCGGGAACATTACGACCCTGCTCATCTACACGGTCTGCAGCAGCCTTATCAAGTTCTGCTTTACGATTTTCAACAGCGTCTCTTGCTGCTTGATTCTCTGCCATCAAACGCTCATAAGCATTCATTGGCTTCTTCTCTACAGGAATATCTAGAGGAAGTTCTGCAACTGGCTCATCAGTTGGAAGAGTTGCTTTCTGCTTCTCATCTTCTTGACCGACAAAGCCTTCATCAGCAATCTTTTTAATCTCTGCGTTTGTATCTACACCTTGTAACTGAAGAGCATCACGAATTGCTTCTCCTGGAACGTTAGCAGTGAACTTTTCTCCATCTTCTGTTTCTAAAGATATAGCGCCATAACCTGGTGCTTCATTTCCTGGCTCGATGGAGCGGCGGAGTTCAGAGAGAAGTTCGCTCTTAGGAAGTTGAGATAGAAATACAGGATTATCTGAGAAACCTTCTGGAAGAACATCACTTGGATTATCTGGTGTTACTTCTTGCCATGACTGGAACGGTTCTGGATTAAGAGTGTTATATCCCTCTGGCATTTGAATGTCTTCATTTTTTGGAAGGAAAGGAGTGTGGTCTTTTGTCTCAACGAAACGAGCAACTTCTGTTTCTGACATACCATCTAGAAGTGGTGGAAGAGGAGTTAGGTCTCTTTGCTCTTCTACAAAAGGCTCTTCTATTGCAGCAGGTGCAACATCAGGAGTTCCTTCTTCTGTAATACGCTTAAATGATTCTTCAAGTTTAGGAGATGCTTGTCCGACAGACTCTGCACCCTTACGAGAATCAATAAGAGCGTTCTCATTAGCGTTTGAGTCAAGTCCCTTATCGTAAATGCGTGCCAACTCAAGGTCAGCATCTTCCCCAGCCTCTTTGAGAGCGTTATAGATTGCATCTGCAGGTACTAATTCATCTCCGCGATTAAAACGAAGTGCACCATATCCAAAAGCATTCTCGTTATTACCTTGAGGAAGAACTGCTTGTTCTAATCCATTAATAAGGTCACGAACATCTTGCATCTGAGCAAGTTCTACAGGGTCATCAGTAAAATCTGTTGACTCTTCATCAATACGACCTTCTGGGTCATATTCTTTTCCTTGCTGAATCTTGTATGCACCCTGAGGATATTCAAACTCAAACTTCTTAGGACCCTTTGGTCCTTCGCCATCTCCACCATTTGGAACTTGAGCCTTAGGCTTTTGTTCTGACTCAGGAAGAGTTGCTTTTTTCTTATCGCCTTTTTCTTCATAATCAGCAATACCATCAAGAACATCTTCCCAGTCGGAGAAATTACCTTTAATTACTTCTCTTTTTCCATTATTAGCATCTCTATCAATTATAAAATTGCCATCTTTTCCTTTAGATGCTTCCCAAGAACCATTTGACCAAACATTTTCAGCAATTTTGTTCCAGCCATTAGGGGCGTCAACAAAAACTAAATCTGATTCGTTAATGATGTTGCTTGTTGTTGCTGCCTTTGCAGGGTTCTTGCTAAATCCGTCAGAAGTCTGATTGATGATTGCTTTTGTAAACATACCTTTTGATGCAGGAATATTTACAATCTTTCCATTAGGAAGTTCCATCTGAATATCATCACCATTTGGTCCATCAATAACAGGACGACCAACAAGGTTAAATACTTGACCATTTGCTCTACGAACAAGTGCACTTAGTCCACCACCCATGAATGCGAACTTTCCTTCGCGGTCACGGCGCTGCAAGCGAGCACGAAGTGAACGTTCTGCTGAAGAATTTTTACCAGAGAAAGGATTACCTGCTGCAATAAGAGCATCTGCAGGAATCATTCCCTGAGATAGTCCAGAAAGAATTGATGAGTAGTAAGTGTGTTCTACAGAACCTGGCTCTGCTGAAAAAGCAGAAGCAAGAATTACTCTGGCACGTTCATCTGTAATGCGTGGGTCATCTGCATACCAGCGTGATTTTGTTAAGCGAAGTGCTGACGCTGTAAGAGAATGCTCGCGGGTAGAGCGTGGATGAGAGATAGGAAGAAGGTCAGTATGAGAAAGAGTGAGTGATTCAATTTTATCTGTTTGAGCAAGGCTAATGTAGCGAGATAGTTCTTTCATCGCCATATGCTCTCTTAGTGAGAACGGAAGATTGCGTGTCTTCTCTAAAGAGCGAAGAACTACAGTAAATGCTGCTTTCTTTGTAACTCTACGAGATATAGATGCATTTTGATTTGCTGTTTCAATGAGTGTTAGGGCTGTATCGCGTAAGCGAGAAGCCTGTTGCATAGAGTTAGCACGACGACCTTGTAGGTCAATGGCATAACTTAAGCGACGAACTCTACTCATTATCTTCCTCAATCACTGGTAGTAAATCTGCGTCTAGACTTTCATATCCCAAAGAAGCAAGAAGTGATGCTCTTAAGAATGCATCTTCCCCGTTGCGGACTCCGCGTAACCAACTTGCTCTAATTGCTGGCTCAACTTCATAACCTAGGCAAGAATATTCTGTCATAGCAAGAATAGCGTCTTCGGCATACTCGTATTCTTCTTTACTTTTTAGTTCTACACTAAGTTCTTCTTCTAAAATATAATCTTCAATTTCATTTTGAATATCTTTGTAATCAGTTTTTCCTGAGACAACTCCTTCAGGAATAACTGCAAAACGACACTTTCCTTCTGGCTCTACTGGTAGTGCAATAATCTTGCACTCAGAGCCGCCAATATAAAGAACGCAGTTGGCACAAGTAACGCCAATCTCTCTTACTTCATTCTCTGCTGCAGGAGTGTATCCAGCCCAAATGCCAGTGCTATCTTCATTAAACTTTCCATACTTATCTGCTATCTCAATCAAAGCACCTGCTAACTCCTGCTCTTCTGGAACTAATCCAGATGCAGTAATAGATGCTGACTTCTTTGTAGAACGTGGGTGGCTTGCAGGAAGTAAATCATTGTCTGATTTATATGCAGCATTAGATGGCTTGCCAGACTTCAAAAGTTTTAGATAAGCATTAACACGAGCCATAGCCCATTGATTGCGGTCCATCCCAGGGCGGTGAGATGTAGAAAATGCTCCTGCACCACGGCGGTAAACAGCCTTAAGCATTCCAAGAGAGGCTCTGCGACCATCTGGCGCTTTCTCGTTGTGCTTTGCTACTTTTTCTTTAAGAGATGCTTCTGTTGCAGCAGAAAATTTTATTGTTCGTGCTTTTTTTGTTCCTGAAGCAGAGTTCTTTGAGTTCTTAGAAGAACCAATCTTCTTGTCGGACTTAGGCGCTGGTGTCTGGCTGATTGTTTTGCTCAACGCTCTCACCTCCAGGATTTGTTGCTTGCTCTAATACTTGTTGAACTTCTGGGGGTAGTGGACCAACAGATGCTGCTTGCTGTGATTGTTTCACCGCGTTCATTAACTCTGGAGCAATAGAACTGAGCATTGCTTCTGTAAGTTCAGGAGTAATCATTCCCTTTTCAGAGAGCATACGAATTGCTAACTCGTTTGGGGTAGGTGCATCTGCATCAGAGAACCCATGAGCGCGACGCCATGTCTGTAGGGAGACTGCTCCGCGGTCAAATCCTGCGTCAGCATCTGCTGCACGGTCATTGCGAGTTGAAACTGCTGATGGGTCATACCAAACAACTATCTTCTCAACGTCTGACGGGCTAAATCCTTGTGCCTCTAAGTAAGGACGTAGATAGACAATTGTTAAAGCATCAGCAATAAGCAACATAAGTGGTTCGATATGTGCTTTGTATAGCGCTTCATCAATTTGAAGAGCGTTCGAGTATTTCACATTAGCCAGACCAGTTACTACATCCTTTGGAACATCTAGACCTTGAAGGATACGTTCTAGAACACGGTCTGCACGTTGCGCTAACGCAGGGTCGAACGAACGCTCAAACTTAAATTGCTTAATCTTGTCACCAAGTTCAGCAGGACCACGAATAATAAGTGGAACAACAGCAGATGCAGACTCCTCATCACGAATTGGAGTTGTCATTGCATCAATGAGTTGTTCTTCAAACTCATCTTCTGCTTCCTCTGCTGTAAAGCCAGGATTTAATTCACTATCAGTATCGTATGGATAGTCTGGGTCGCCTTGTGCAGCAACAGAGAGTCCGTCTGGTAAGTAAAGAGCACCAGCATTTAGGCGAGAGCGTGCTGTTGCACGGAATGTTCTGTTGAGGAGAAGTAGTTCTGCACAAAGGTCTAGTAATCCACGAAGTGATGAGTCTGCCTCATCTGAATAGCGTGGGTGTGAACGCCAGATGCGTCCTACGAATGCTTTGTTAGCAAGTTTCTGTACGCCAACCATTCCTTGACCGCTATTTTGTTCACGACGACTAATAACATTAAAGCCACCGCGAGCATCAGCAAGAATTTCATCTACAGAGCGAATATCCCAAGACTCAGGTAGTCCGCTTCCACGCAACTCTGGCATTTGAACTAAATAACATTCACCAGCAACTGAAAGATTCAGTGCTGCATCTTTTAGAAGACCAGCCTGTCCGCCGTATGCAGAATCAAGACGAGCAAGTGCACGCTCTGCTGCAGCAGCAAGACGTGGCTCAATTTTAGAAGAGTCACGAACTGATGCTGGTGCCTCTGAAGGGTTATCTATTACTGCTGCATATATACGAATACGAGATACAACAGATGCAACAAGGTTGAAGGCATACTTCACTTCACCAATTGCGTCGTAATACTCCCAAGCCTCTGCTTGCCAAGATGATGATGCTGCAGAGCGACGAAGTTTGAATTGTTCAGACTCGCCTTTATCATTTACTTTTATTTGTACTGCTGCTGCTGTAAGAGTTCTTGGTGCCGAGTATGCAACAGACTGTGCAGAATTGTTTAGAAAGATTGATGCAGCACCACTTACTTTAGGAGGCGCATTAAATACAACTTGTGTTGACCGAGTTGATTTACGAGTTGATTTTTTAGGCTTGCTCTTAGGGACAGGAGTTTTCTCTGGCTCTGGTAAGCCATCCTTGCGGACAAATACGCCCAATGTTTTACTCCTAGTCTTTTTCACGGAATACGATTCAATTTCTATCTTCGTATGCGGCTAAGAGACCTGTAACCGCAGAGAAGGAAAGAACTAATCCGAGGTATAAGGTTATCTTGAAGATAATAATACCTGAGAGTACGAGTATTGATGCTGACCAAATGCTCATACACCACATACAAGTAAAGAGATATCCAAACTTAGAAGTCTCTGGTGGAAAACGCTTCCATAGCCAGTTTCTGGCTGGGGAAAGAATCTCATCCCTAGTTAGAAGACGGGAGAGTCGGTAGGTGGCAAGGGCTCCAACCATAAAGTAAAAGAAATTATTCATCGCTAGCCATCATAATGTCTCCGAATGGCATCCACGACCTCAATCTTGAACCACAACCGCAGTTCTCATCCTTTTGGAAGACTAGAACCTTTCCAGTCACCGTCTCTACATAATGAAGTCTATCCTCTTTACTATGAGAAAGTATCTCTTCTCTGAATACGAGTGTCGGACCTTCGGGGGAATCAACTCCTATAAGTATTTTGCCATTGAAGACAACTACTCTGCATCTGTCTAGTCTGCGAGTGCCTTCGGGAGACTTCCCACGGGGTTTGAAACTGCTTTTATCTTCTAAGGAGTTAGGTGGAGCAATGGCGACGAGTGCTGGGAAGACATCTGCCAATACTTTCATTTCACATCCGTATATTCTGTAGGTACATAGAACTCATCCCAGCCGAGATAAGAGCGTGCCAAACTAAGTGGAACAAGTAGGGGGCTTTGACGGGTTGCTTTTCCTGAACCAAGCACGTCATCAACATCTTTAGACTCTCTAGCAACCGTACAGTACATCCAAGAGGCTATTGTTTGCAGTTTTTCGAGAGGGAACGCGATAGGAAAAGTAGACTTCTCTGAAGTAAGCGTCTCAAGCGGTCTAGCGTTAGGTCTGGCTTTAGCACGCTTAGGGTTTGTCCAGATAGCAATGACTAGTTCAGACTCGGAGAATGTTCCAGAAGATGTTTTATATGTCTTAGCCATTTGATAGACGCCTTGCCATAGCCCTATAGGTGACTCCAGCAGCCTCAGCGATGTCTGCAGCGGGCACACCGCGGTTGTAGAGGCTTCTAGCAAGGTCTGTGAGTTCTCTATTGGCTATAGCGAATTCACTATTAGGGTCAGACTTTGCTCGGTAGCGCTTTGCAAGAGAAGACAAGTGTTGTAGTTGAGGTTTCATCTCAGGGGGCACACTTGGTGAGATTGAACGAAGACGGGGGGTATTAGGTAGAGGCGCTGTAGTTGTTAAGGACTTCGGTGGAGTATTGGGAACTGCCCTGCGCTGCTCTTGAGGAGTAGCGTTCTGAACCCAGAAGTGCACAGTTGATTTAGGACGCTTAGGTTCTAATGAGTTAGCAATAATTCCAAGAGACCAGCCAGCCTCCCAAAGAGCCCGTAGGCGCCCGTGAAAAATTTCTACAGGAAGAGATGAGAGAAAGCGAACCTCGTCTGCAGGTAACTTTATCTTCTTCTTCATACTACTATTGTACAGTATTTTTTATAAGCGTACAGAGACAGTTCCAAGATACTTGGACGATGCAGACGAATATATGAAGGTTTCCGTATTTTGGTTTTGGCCTGTGAGAAGGCTCTGCATATATTGAGCGCTTTTCCAAATCGTTTCCGGATAAAAAATAAATGACATCAAAACAACTTTTAATTTTCTAGATTTATATGAAAAAACAAAGGTCTTATGCCTAGTCAGATTATTTTCAAGGAAGATGGAGAGTATTACTAACAACTAATAACTTTTACTTGTCAAAGGTGAGTCAAGGCGACTCAAGTTTACTTTTTGCTATTGCTCTTATGATTTTATTTTCTTTCTAGGCTGGCTAGTGTCTGACTAGTCAAGGGTCAAGTAGTTGTTGATAGTTACTACCCCCCTGAGCGTCTGGCTAAGTTACTCCTGAGTAACCTCTTACATATATGTGAGATAAATCCTAGAGGAAACACTTGACATATATATCCTAGTGTAATAGTATTTAGTTAGTGGAAATCACAGGGGGTGATTGACACTAGGAAGGGGAACCAAATGCAAAAACTTCCAACACTTGCTGAATACCTAGCAGATGATGAATACATCAAATGGCTGGACTTAGCAGAAACAAAGTCGCTAGAAGAACTAGAGACATACGCTCAAGAAGTAGAGAAGTGGGAACTATCCGCAAGCGATGAACAACTACACGATGTTCAGTCTTGGGAAGCAGACATACAAGACCTAATAGATATAAAGAACGGCAAGTAACAAAGGAAGCCCTCCGCAAGGGGGGCTTTCTTGTTGCCTAAATCACAGAGGATATATTAGTAAACACTTGACATATAACAAAGACTTGATAGTATTTAGGTGTTAGGAAAAAGTAAAAACCTAACAAAGGGGAAAGAAAATGGAAATCAAGGTAACCGCAAACTTCTCAAAGGAAGAAAAGGAAATCTTAGAGAAGGTTGAAGATACTCTAGAGAGTGTTGCACTTGTAATAGTAAAGGCTCTACAAGTAGCAGAGAAACCAATCAGAGTATGGTCTAAGTTTTGGTAAGGCTCTAGGAAAGCCCCCCGCATAGGGGGGTTTTCTTATGACTAAAGTGTGACTGGTCATATACCTAGTTAGACTTGCAAAGCGTATAGAAGTAGTATATGTTTATCTTATTGAAGCAAAGGGCTTCAATATAAAGAAAAGGGGAAAACGAATGACCGCATATGGAACAGCAGTAACAATCAAGGGAACTACTTACTACTACATCATTGACACAAAGGCTCAAGTAAGAGAACTCCTACTAGGTGCTACCGCACCTATTGAGAAGGTTGTAGTAATGAAAGAGACTCGTGGGGAACCTCACGAAGAGATGGGTGCAGAAGAACTTCTATACCTCGTCCTCAATCACCCAACAACTACTGAAGAGGTAGTAGAGGAAGAGGCAGTAGTCTTCTCAACTACATCAGCCTAAAGGCTTAGAGAGAAGCCCCCGCATAACCTGCGGGGGTTTTTCTTTCCCCCAATACTTGACATATAGAACTCTATGCTCTAGACTTACGATAAGACAAAGCGACAAAGAGAGGAAACTAAATTGCTCGCAATAACACTAACGGCAGAAGGTAACAAGGCAGAAGAGATAGACCTCAACGAGGGAGAGTCTCAACTGTCTACATTACAAAAGGCAGTAGGCGGTTACATTGAAGCGGTAGATTTATCAGACAATCTAACGATGTGGGTAAATGAAGAGGGAAAACTAAACGGACTCCCTATCAACGCAATCGCAACCCTACTATGGGAAAAGCACTTCGGCTTTACAGATGTAATTGTTGGAGATGTAATCTTCACAGGTGGGACAGGGGACGAAGGCGAGACACTAGGTCTTGACGACAAAGTAGCCAACGAACTCCGCACACTACTCAAACTCTAAACAACTGAGGAAGATAGCCCCCGCACAACGCGGGGGTTATTTTCTGAAGAAGCAATAACAAAAAGTAAAAATGGGCAGCGGCCGGTTGTCCCACTTCCAAACAACTTAGTTACTGGTTGGTAACTTAGCAAATGATTTGACAAAATAAATACTAACTAATATACTTAGGGTATAACCAAACGAAAGGAAATATATGTCAAAGGTAAATTTTGGGACAAACCCTGAAATCCTACAAAAGGCTCACGCTATGCGAGAGACTCAAGGAAAACGCCCTGTGATTATTCAACAAGGCGTAGTGCAAAAGTATGGACAGGTATTGCCTGAAAATGTTACTAATGCTTTCGCTAGCATTATTAGCAGGTCAGACCGCAATAACTACATCAAGGCTCTAGAGAGTGCAGGTTGGACAGCAACAGCAATTGCGAGGTCAGCGAAGATGTCTACTGAAAGTATTCGTCTTATCTCCCGTAACTGGACACAGACTGAACACCCACCTGCAACACTTGCAGTTCCACTACCTGAACGCAAACAAATGAAGGTAAAGGTCAAACCCGTATACACGGAACCTAATCCTGAAATGTTGGCTCGTATGAAGGAACTACAACCATTAGCAGCACTTGTTAGGTCGCACTCACCAAAGTATCGTGAAGAGGCAGAGGAATACTCTTACCTACTCAACGAGGCAATAAAGCAAGGTTGCACTCAATACCGCTTAGCAAAGTTGTTAGGTGTTACTCCGAGTGCTATTGCTTTCCGACTTGTTCGCTATGGATACAAGGCAACAGTTCACGGCGAGACAAAGACTTATCAACCAATTATGGAGAAGAACCGAAATAGGTGTTGGTAATGTCTGAAGAAGTAAAGAACTGTAATACTTGTGGGGGACAGGTGGAGATAAAAGAACTCTTCCACCGCGAGCGAGGCTGGGTGTTCGCTTGGGTTCACACGAAGAACGAAGGCACAAAGAAAATAAACTATTGTGTTGTTGCTTGACATAGTGTGTGTGATAAGATATTATATATCTTATACCGAATAGAAAGGGAAGAGGAAATGGCTATCGCAATAATGGCAATCCTTGCAGGGCTTGTAGGAACAGCAATCGCTCTACTTCAAGACCCTATTCAGAAGTAATAAAAAGAAAGCCCCCTAGATTTCTCTAGGGGGTTTCTTTATTTGAACAACTATCGGTAAATGCTATTCAGCCTTACGCTTGTCAACCTTGCTAAATGCTTCGTTGATTTCAGCAGTAGTCAACTTTCCATCTGCAAGATAAGAACGAGACAACGCTTCTATAACAGTAGCGACACCCAAACCACCCGCAAGACCAATTGACTTCCATACTTCAATACCAAACAAAGACCCTGCACCTACGACAGATAGTCCTGATGCTGCAAAAGTAGCAATAACACGACCAACAAGCATCTTCGCTTTATCCATCGTCTTATCATTATTTTCCACAGCAGTTTTTTCTTTAGCCATTGTGTCGTCCTTCCGAGTCTACACGGGGCGCAAAAAGTAAAAAGCGCCCTGGCTAGTCAATTTTATTTGACAGCCAGAGCGCTGATTTGTTGAAAGTTACTTACTTACAGATACTTGTGTTCCTGCGAAGAGACGCTTGATGAGTTCTTCACTATCTACAACAACTTCTTCTACGCTCAAACCTGCGAAATCAGCGAGCGCTTTCTTAGTTCCAGCACCCAACCAACCGCGATTATCGCTTCCCGCATCATAGAAACTTAGTTCAACTAGGCGTTCCTGCACTAACGCAACTGACCGAGAGTTCACGCTATTTCCCTCAAACACAAGACTTGAAAGACGAACCTCGCCCAACTCCAGTGCTGAAGATGCTGGTGGAGAATAAACAACTTCTGGTTCTACAGCAGCGGCGGCTGAAGACTTTTTACTTTTTGCTATTGGCTCTGCAGCAACTTCTGGTTCTGCAACAACAACAACTTCTGCTTCTTCAACCGCAACCTCTTCAACAGCAGGTTCGTCTTGATAATAGTTTGTGTAATCTAAATCTTCTTGGCTCATCCAACTACTCCTTCTGGGAACTTTTCATACCACTGTCTAAATCTTATCTCATCTGAGTTTGTGTAAGGGGCTGAGATTTTCCACGAAGTCCAATCCTCGCCACCATTGCTCATATGGTAAGCAATCTGTGCGTTGATAACGGCGTCAAATAAATCCTTGTTGCTGTCCAAATCATACTTGTCTCGGCGTGTAACTCCTAGCCCGCCAATCATATTGATTTGGAATATGCCATAGGAAGAGTCGCCAGTCCGTGTGTTGCCATTGAAGGCAAGAGGACGACCATTACTTTCCTTCTTTACGACAGCCCACGCAGTCTTGAGGGCTTTTCCTTCAAACCCAACAGCGGCAAGCATCTGTGCTAACTCGACATCTGTGAAGGCAGTCTTCTGGACTGAGAACTTCTGCAGTTGGAGTTTGGCAATCTTCTGTCTTTGCTTTTCAATCTCGGCTTCTATATCCGCCTGAGTTTTTACTTCTTGTTGTTTTATCTTGGCAATCTCTTCAGCACTTGAGTTCTGCGTTGCAGCAGAAAATGCTGATAAAAATATAGCCGCTACAGCAACGCTAATGATTTTCTCGATGGCTCCGCTAGTAGGTCTATTCATTGAGTGTTTCCTTTGTTCGGGGATAGGGACAAGTGGTCTGACTTACCAACCACCGCGGTGTCTGTAGAAGCCCACCTTCTATTCCCCCCGCTTTGGGGAGATAAGGTCTGTTCAACCTTTCGTGTCTAATGCGTCCTTAGAGTCGCTCTCAGGGTTCTAGATTAGCATAAAAAGGTCAGGAAGGTATCATTTTCTACCAAAAATCTAAAGTTTTTTAGTAACACTTCTCACAAATGAGCCCATTTCTATACTCACGCTCAGGCGTGGCAAAGACTTGACCGCATTTCCAGCAGTTTATGTAAATGATTTGTTCTTTCTTGGTTTTCATCTAAAAACCCCCTTCTTGAGTTTTTCTTTGATAGTCATAGACTACATCACTATTTATACTAAGTCAAGCGACACGCCAAAACAAAACCCCCTACAGAGGAAGGTAGTAGAGGGTCTTGCGCTTTGGAGGTAGCCTGACCTACTTCTCTCGGCTAGCCAGCGTTGCTGACGCAACGGCTGACAATCCTAGACTGATAGACCAAGCAACACTATTCTGCCACGCAGCGAGAAAAGAAGCAAGTCCGAAGCCTATAGTTGCTACGGCAGTCCAAACTATGTTGAGGTTATTCATTTGTTGTCCTTTTCTTCTTAGGGGAAGTTCTCCCCTTCAACCGCGCTGAAGGGTCTCGTAAAATTACGCCTCTACTTTTGATAGCCCTACGGGCACATCTGTAAGAGACTTTTAGTTCTGAAGCGACACCATCTACAGACAACCCACCTTCGTAGAGTTGTGCCGCAGATTCTGCGATGTTTTTACTTTTTGCCATTACTCCTCCTGCGGACGCTGAACAGAGTTCTGTGTGAATTGTGGGTCAATACCTTTGTCCCGCAACCATTGAGCAGTCTCGGGGTCTTGTGCATTGTCCGTAACGTGGCGTCCGTCCTTCCAAGTAAAGAAACTTGTAGTTCCTTCAGGAAGAACCCAGAGGTGATACTGGTTAGCAGTATCAACAAGTTGGGACTCAGGCGGGAAGATTTCTACGGCTTCTCGTTCTGCCCCAGCGAGTTCGTTTTTGATGCGCTGAAAGTGTCGCCAATCCCGAATTGCTTTTCGTTCTTGGTGTCGGATAGACAGGTGAAGACCACTCTTTTCCCCTAGTTCAGGTTCAAGGACTGTCCGCACAACTACATAGAACTTGTTGTGCCAGAAAGTTTGGTTAGGCTCTAGTTCGACAAGTTTCCCATTGTGCATAGGTGTTGCCTCAACTAGTTTGTCCCAAGTTGGCTTTGTCATTACTTACCCTTTGCTCTCTTGATTACTCGATAGATAAAGTATCCAACTAGTCCAGCGATTAGTGTTGGAGTATAGAATGAGATGTTGAAGAAGTTTGATGAAACTTCAATCCACTCAAACTGGCAAGTGAAACCGCAAGCGGCGTCTGTCGTTGTAATTTCTTCCATTAGTTATTTCCCCCTCTCTTGATTTCTCTTTCGGCACGAAGTAGTGCCTTCAAGGCTTTGTTCTCTTGTAACAACTCCCGATGAGAGCGTATAGAGATAACCATAACTATGCAAGAACTTGCGAGCGCAATCGTAATTCCAATAAGTGTGCCTGTATCTAGAACCATTTTTACTTTATCCTAACTCTCTTGTTTTTCTAGTTTGATAAATACTTCATTTGTTTTCATTTGAGGCATTGGTATTGCTGACATAAATGCTCTTGCTTCAGCACTTGTTTCCAGTTCAGACCATTTCTCAAACTGTTCATCGCTCATAGAAGCGAACTTGAGTAAAAATTCCGCACGAGGTGTGCTTAGTTTTTCTCTGTCTTTGATAAAAGCATTTCCTTTTTTAGTTATTCGCATTACTTCCCCCCTTCAGGAAAGTAACACTCAAGACTTGACTTGAAGCAGTAACCATCGCCAACCCAGTTGAGATGGTCTAAACCAATAGTTGCGAGTGCTAGTAAAGCAACCGCAGAAACAACAGCAACAGCAAAAGCAATTCGTCTGCGAACAATAAACTTCTTATCCATTAGCATTATCATTTCGTCATTTCCCTTTCTTGCTTATTAGTAACTTTTACTAATACCCTAAGATTACAGCCTTCCTGACCTTTTGTCAAACCTTCCTGACTTTCGGCGTGTCGTTGAGAAACAGCAAAGGGCTGGATAGGTTTTTACTTTTTCCTATGCCAGCCCTTGCTCTTACTTCTTTGGGAAGGGTGGAAGTTCCCGAAGAAACTTCTCAAACTTCTTGTTACATAATGCGTGAGGACTTCGCTTCTTTCTAATCAACGAAATCGCGTCATCAGCCGTATAACCCTCTTTCATAAGGATTAGTGCTGTGATTAGTCCTGAACGATTCCAGCCAGCCTGACAGCGCACTAGAACCTTATCTCCACGCTTCCAATCGGCGTGTATGTCATTGACAATACGATAGACAGCACCCATATTTATGTCGCTCATATCCGCGTCATAGAAACCAAATCGGACTTCCTTGACGCCCCAATCAACAGGCTTAGCCCACGCATAGGCTGGTACTACGACATCAAAGTCCTTCTTGGTAATCCCAATAGGTGTTTCTTCTGTTGGAGTGTATGGAGTTGCTTCGTAGATAGTATCAAAGTCGTCTGTTCCACCCTGCCATAGGCCGGGAAGGACTTCAGACCACAAATCTTCTAGTCCGTAACTCTCAAAGTCATAAGTTGGTCGTGCAAGTTCTTTTAGGTTAGCCTGAAACTTCTCTAACTGTTCGTCTCTGCTAAGACCCTCTACATCTAAATCTTTATCCATTTTACTTTTTCCTTTCGTCATTGGTGTAAGTCTAGCAAATTAGTTCTTCTTTGTCAAACTCACAATCTTGCTCAATCCGAATACTGTGAGGTTGAATAATGCGTTGAAAACAATTTCTTCCTCGCGCTTACATTGTTTTAGAGAACCACCACGATTTTTGCGAGCATAGTGCTTAGCACGCTTGTATGTTCCAACAACCGCACTATCAGGTAATCCCTTCATTTCTTTCCCCTTTCGTTGTCCTTATGCTATAAGTGTAGCATACTGATTATTGCTTGTCAAGTGCTTCTATCTTCTTTTTCTTCTTGGCTATCTTCTTTTGTTTGAGGTCATACTTGCTCTTGGCATACCAACCCATAGCGAAGAACACGATAAGCCCTAGCGCAGAGGCGTCAAGCAAAAGAACAAATAGTAGAACCGCACCTATTACATAGGCGATAATCTTATAGGCACGCCTCTCGGCGGGGTGTAGGTGTAGTAGATACTTCATTAGTTTTCCTTTCGTTTCTATAAGTATAGGACATTAGATGAAGACTTGTCAAGTTTTGACCCTTGAAGTCCATAAGTTGTTTGTAGTTGAAAAGGTAAAAACCCTTAGCGAAAAAAGTGTAAAGACAAAACGGACATTTTTACTGTGAAGTAACTCACATCTTTTTTCTGTGAGATTTTCTGATTTAGTGGCTAGGTGTTTTCAACTATAAACAATTTCAGAACCTCACTAGCCATCTTGGTGAGTTTTTACTTTTTGCTACAGCCTCAAAAAGAAAACCCCAGATTTCTCTGGGGCTGTCTTTTTCAATTTTATTTAGTTCTTGACTAGTGCGCCTTGGTCAAATTCCTTTGCACACTCTCTGCCTATCTGCCAGAACCCTTGTGAGTCTGCCTCGCTTGCTGGGTGTAGAACCGCACCGCTTGTGGACACATTTACTAGATAAGCGTTCTTACCTGTCTTGCGTCCGCATTGAATACAGTAGTTAGTGTAGTTGCCATTAGGCTCTACCCAATTTACATAATCTCCGAAAGTTATCATTTGTTCACCCCCCTCGCTTTCCTTGATAATCAAATCATACTATACATAAATATGAAAGTCAAATCACTTTCCGCAAAAGTCGCAGTCTGGTTCTGCTTCGTTTCGTTCTACCTCAAAATCTATGAGCGCACCATCTATGCCATCACCGCAAGGCGTGCATACTGTTAGCCCATCTTCCAAGACCTTACGCATTATCTGTATCCTGCCTCGTGTAGTGCCTTGAAGATGTTATTGACTCTCTCAACATTTATCTTCTGGTGTTCTGTTTCTTCTTTGTAGTTCATCATTTCAAACTCTTGAAGAACGCAATCAAGTTGTGCTATCTGGCGTGCATCAAAAGTTACTGTAATTGTTGTGCCTATTGCGATACCCATTTGGTATTCCCCTTTCTTTCTAAGACCAATAGTAACATTAGATAGGCTTGTATGTCAAATCTATAATCTGTGCGCCTTGTGGCGTGTCTTCTTCTTCAAGGTCATAGTCGCCCTGCCCTATGAGAGTTTCAAACCCCTTGTTCGGGTCTGTTGGGTGGGTGCTCACCGCATCAATAAATCTAAGACCGCAAGAACCCTCGAACCACTCTTTTAGAAGTTCTAACATCTTTTCAGGTGTTGCTTCCGCATTAGTAATAAGTGGGTCGTATCCATACTCGCGCATTAGTTCTACCTGCTTATCGTCCATTAGCAAATAAATCTTGTGGCAAGTATCCCAAGCAATAGCCTTAGCCTCGCTCACTCTTTCTTCTACTAAATCAAAATCAATCATTACGCTACCTCGCAATCGTGTCCGTAGCCTAGTTCGTCTGGGCTAAGTTCTTTTTTACATTCATCGCATACAGGAACAACTTTTCCATTTAGATAATCATTCAAGTTCATCATTTTTTACTTTTTCCTATTCTCGTTTTTGTAAAAGAAACCCCGCATTTCTGCGGGGCTCCCCTTATTCAATTTTTAGAGGCTTGCTACTAATTCGTAGCCTTTGGCTTCTTTCGCCATTTGCTTATCAAAAGCGAACCAAAGTGCTTGCTGTGATGAAGCAAAGACTTTTGTTTGGGTCTGTTGCTTATGGAGTTCTTCTGCCTTACCCCAAGATGTGATTACGCGATTATCAACTACGACAATCTCGTAAATCTTTTTCTTGCCATTTGCTCCGCGCTGTCCGTCGGAGTTTTTTACCAAAATGAGTTTTTTCATTTTGTAACCCTTTCTGTTGGTGTGTGAGTATTCTAGCATTTGGTGTTTTGTTTTGTCAAGTCTATTTAGAAAAATCTTTTTTAGGTGGATAACCCCCCAACCACCACGAAGGGGGGTTATCCGAGATAGCGACCCGCGCCCAACGGGTCTATCCCTTATTCGCTAAAATTCTTTGTGGGGCGAAGGCGTAGTAGTGAGTCAAGGCGATATTCAACCTCGCTCATTGCGTAAGCAAAAGATGTAGGTGAGTATGTAACGGCTTCGTCCATTTGCTCATTGACAATCTTTGCTATCAACTTTTTTCTGTCCATAAGGTTTCCCCCTTTCTTTGTTGTTATGGCAGATTATACTCGCCTACTTTTCATTCTGTCAAGTCCATTTGGAAAAATCTTTTATTTATTTTTAGTTGTTTGTAGTTCCGCACCGGACCCGGCAGCCGGCTTTAGCAAAAAGTAAAAATACTCCCCTGGCGGCAGCCCACTTGCGAATAACTTTTGGGCATAAAAATAACCCCCCGCGTTTTCCGCGAGGGGCTATCTCTGTATTCTTAGTCTTCGTCTTCCCTCTCGTGTGGAGCGAAGGCGAACGAACAACCCATAGGTTCATCGTGGCTATGGCGTGTTGCAGTGAGTGTTTCACCCTCTAGGGTGAAGGTAAGTCTAAAGTCCCCGTTTATTGTGAGAGCCTTGTAGAGAGTATCTAGGTTGGTGATAGCGTGGCCACTTAGGCTCTGCCAAGTCATTCCTCTGCCTTCGATACGAACAAGGTCTGCGTCAATACCCGCACGCTCACGCCAAGTTGAGATAACTTCTTTGAAGTATTCAACCGAGTCGTCCCAACAACCGAAGCAATCGCTCGCCGGAGTTTCATCTTCATTACTGCAGGTGCAGTCACTTTGGAGAGTAACTACTAGTTTTTCAAGTGTATCCACTTTTACCCCTTTCCTAAGGTATTGATAGTGTAACTTATCTTTCCGTGCAAGTCAAGTATTAGATAAGACTTTCTAGGTTCAGTATCAGAGATAACTCTTCTGAAGTAATTGCATAACCTGCATCTGTTTTTACGGCGCAGTTTGGTAGTGGCTTCATATCTGTAGGTAAAGTAACGATAGCATCGCCATTACCTTCACGGCAGTTTTCTACGGCTTCAATAGCCTGTTCAAGATATTGCGGCATCGGTGGATAGACATTCCCTTTCAAGTGAGCATCTACCTGCACCATAGTTAGCAAGTCCATATTGTTCCCCTTTTCTAGTTAGGTTCAGTAGGGGAGTCGTATTGTTTCCGCCCCGCTAGCGTTCCGAGCGTTCAGGTGACCAGCGACTTTCCCCCTACTGAATAACCGTAGTATAGCAATTATGCAAACTGAAGTCAAGTATCTATCAACAATTTATTTACCAAGATGGCTAGTGGGCAGCATCGTCAATAGCAAAAAGTAAAAATTCACTCCTCTGCGCTGTGGAAGTTCTGAAGTTGTTTGTAGTTTCCGAACCGGCGAACGCCGGCCAGAAAGAAAAAACCCCCGCACATTTGCACGGGGGTTTTCTGTAAAGAAATTATTTATTCAAGACCTAGCCACATTTCGTGTCCTTTGTCCTCTTCAACATCTAATTCTTGCTCAACCGCATCTTCTTCGTCTTCAGACCAAGGGTCATATTCAAGACCATTGTTATCTTGGTTTATCACTAGGTGTCCTTTCGTTCGGTGTAACCAAACAATAGCACCAAGAAACTATAGAGTCAAGTTATCCGAAGTGTTGCACATTTACATAAATAGGCGGAGCCGTGCTTGGGTCAAGTTTGGAAGCGATAGTTATTGCTTGTCTCACAAGCGTCTTCGCCGTAGCAAGAGTTCGTTTCCTAGTTTCTAGGGTTGCTATAAGTGCGCCGAGTGCGTATGCACTACCCGAGCCTATGGCATATACGCCAGTCTCATCTCGTGCCCACGAATAGTCATTTCCTATTTCGTAGATAGTTCCATTGACTATACACATAACTTGAGAGTCTTGGTCGCCATCTTTTGAGTATGAGGCTTCCTCAAAGCATTTCTTCAGTTCAGGTATAAAGGAAGTAGAAATAAACTTATCAAGTTTGACTCCGTAAGTTGTTGGGCTTATTACAGGTGGCTTGAACACATAAGCCAGCAAATTCACTGCTCTCATATCGCCAGCCGCGCCAAGAAGATAATTACCGTTCTTGAACAACTTGCCATTGTCTTTTGGCAGAGAGTAAATCTTGTCGCCCTCTTCAGTAACGCGAGAGTCGTAGCCGACGACAGCCCAAGTCTCACCTTGAATTGCAGCAATTGTTGTCATCTTCTTCCCTCTCTTTTTTACTTTTTGCTAACTTACAAACCCGTCCCACAAATCTTCACGAAGTTTTTCGTATCTTGCCCCATCGTGCCCGTTGTATCTAGAAGAAATATCTTCATCTCTCAACAAGTAGTCTAGCGAAAGGACAGCCGTAAAGTCAGGCTCGTCAAACATTATGACAAGTTTCGTGTCTCCGTCTTTCGGGTCATCAACAATAGCCACCATAAAGGGTGCGCCAGAGCCATTAGCGTGAAAGTCTTTAGAAACAATATCCATACCTGAAAGAGTAATCTAAATCTGAAGGGGTGATTTGGACAAAAAAGAAACCCCCGCCGTAAGGCAGGGGCTTCCTAAGCGTGAGCCGTGGTTATACGGCTACCCACTTCATAGCGGTGCGAAGAACATTGTTGTAATCGCCCGCCATACTTTCGTCAAGATACTCGTTTATCTCTTCTGAAGATACGCCAGCACGACGGAGAGCCGAAGCGACTCGTCCCATTATTGCTACCGCGTTGCCATCTTCTCCTACAAGAGCAACTTCTACATCAGGATATTTTGGTATTACATCTGTGTATTTTGGAATTTGATTTTCCCCCTTTCCTTGTTGTCGTAAGCATACAGCATAGGTTTTTATTTGTCAAGTAATGAAACACAATAACCCCAACTCAGACAGGTGAGAGGGGGTTATCGGAGCGAGCAAACGCTCTATGCCTTGCCGTGAGAAAGGGGGGGACACGGCAAGTCAATGCTTATATTTTATCAACAATTTCCAATGGCACGATTACTTCCGCAGAATAAGTTTGCCCAGCCGAGTTAGTCCGAGCAAATCTACCCTTAGGATTGTCAAAGGTAATTTTGATTTTAGTTCTTCGTATATCAGTAACAGTTGCCAACTCACCAACTAAATACTTAGTTCCACATCTATCGTTGATAGAAACTCTATCCCCGACAGCGAAGTCGTCAATTTTTACTTTTTGCTTAGTCAGGGCATACCGCGCCTCAACAAGTTTTCTAATCTCAGAAAGTTTAGTATCCAACTCACCGCTATCCAACTTGTCAGCAAAATCTACGAACAAATCAAGACTGCTCATCATCTACCTCTTCACCGCCTTCATCAACTACGCCAATGTCATTAGACACGGACGCAACATCAAAGCCGTAGTATTCACTAATGAATACGGAAGCCAAGCGAACCGCAAAGTCGTTATTTCCTTCACCCTCATTACGAAGGCTGTCGTCTAAAACAACTGTGGTCATAAGAGTAAAGTAATCACCAACGAACATTACTGTTCGTGAAAGATTTATATTATCCATTACTCAACTCCCTCTTGCTCGTTGAGCATAGACACAACTTTTCCAAGTCGCTCGTCAATCTCATCAGCCTTTCGGTAAAACTCACCTTCGCCAATGTATGGGTAGAACCACTCATCAGTTGCCTCTTCCCAAATAGTTCCATCAGGAAACCGCACCTCTTCGCTATCTACATCTTGCGACCACTCTTGTGTTATGTCGTCAAACTTGATTATGTAATGGTGTTCAGCCATTTTCGTTATCCCCCGACTCAATGATATGGCGTGCTAACTCTTCAGGGTCAGCACCCGCAGTAATCAAAACCTTACGCCATAAGTTCATAACGCCAAGTTTTGTTTCCATAAGCATAAACATCTTATCCATAGAAGAGTCTTTTTTGTTCTGCCACTCTTCCATATCACTACCGAGCATAGTGATAAGTAACGCCAAACTCATTTGTAGATACGCAACCTCTTGGGCATCTACCTTTACTTCTATTGTTTCATTAGTCATTTGACTAACCCCCTTTTCTTCTCTAAGTATAGCGAACTAGACTTATCTTGTCAAGTCTTAGTCTTCTTCGTCCATAGACCAATCATCAGGGTCTTTAGGATTTTGTTCATCAACTTGTTGGAAGATTTCTTCTAGCGTCATATAGTCAGACATCTCTAACCAATCCTGCGAGTTGATTACCGCACAATCAGGACAATTCCTATGAGGTGCGCCTGTGCCTATCTTCATACCAAGAAGTTTCATAAAGAAGTCATAACTACTATTGCTCATAAGTGCGTAGGTAAGTTCTTCTTCATCTAACTGTTTTCCACCATAGCAAGTAGGTATCCATACAGTTTCTTCGTTGATAAGGATTTCTCCTTCATCTGTTACAAACCCAATAGGTTCGTAGGTGTGTATCCCTTTTCCTTTTGTATCAAAAGGATTGTGCTTGAACTTCTTTTTAGGAAGTGGATTGTTGTTTGGCATAGCCCCCTGTTTCTTTTTTACTTTTTCCTGTTGAGTGTGAAAAACCCCCACCTTTCGGTGGGGGCTTCTCTAGACCTTAGCGAACTGTCTTTAGAACAGACACTTCGTTTGGTGTTGTGAAACTCTCAACTACTGCAAGTAGTTCAGGGTTTGCCATAAGGAAATCTTCCTTATTGAAATTATTTCGGATTTGCTTCTCTACCTTTACGACAGAGACCCCTGCAAGAGTTCCTTCTTCAGCAACTCCTACCCACTTAGTTCCAATCTTTTGGTATCCAAGTGCTGTGTAGATTTCAGACTTTAGAGACTCGTATTCTTTTTCCAAGTCCTTTGTCTTCTTCTTGTTGTCCTCAAACTTAGCGAGAACATCAGCGATGTCTGCAACAGTATCAAGAGCAACATACTTTGTTGTTGTCTCAATAGTTGTTGCTGTTGTTTCTGTAATTACAGCAGGTGCTGTAATTTTTGCTCTGCTAATCGCAGTAGCGTTTGCTGGCTGTGTGATAGCCCTTGTCCTTTCGTCATTTGGGAGAGACCTTCTCACCCTGTCGTAGTAGAGAACTTCTCAACCACTAACACGAATTATACAGGTTTCAGATACAGAGTCAAGTTGAAACAAACATTTCTTTATGTGATTTGACTCACACGATTTCCTCAACCTCAATTTCGGTGGCGCGAGCAAGGTCGTGTCCATACTCGTTCTCCAGCCAATCTTGTGCAAGGGCTTCAGCACCCCTTTGGGTTTCAGAAACTACCTCTGTCCCAAAGTGTGAGACAAAAGTTATTTTCCAAGTTTTACTCATTGGTAGCCTCTCTTGCTAAATCAACAAGAGTATCGGCAGCCGAACTTTGGAAGTGCCACTCTCCGTCATCATACATATCAACAACATTAGACCATTGGTCGTCCGTTAGAACAAACCTATCTTTCTCGCCCCAACCTGAAGCGTAGCCTTCTACTGTGTCTTTATCCCAGTATGCAACTATCAACTCCGTGTCGCCGTCATAACTTCCCAGTTGTGCAATCAAATCTTTTACTCTCATTTTTACTTTTTCCTGTCCTTGCCGTTATGCAGCAACTAGATTTTCTTTTACTTCGTGTGGGAAAGGCTCGCCACCAACCCAATCGCAGACAACTCCGTTGAGGCTGTCTGTCCATAGACCAAAGTCTTGCCGTAGTTCCCAACCGCACTTATAACAAATACTCACTCTTCCCACCCTGCCGTCATAGTCTCCCAGCATTTAGGGTGCGTGCCTGAGAGCATTTGCTCACGCAACGCCAAATCTAAATCGGGATAGGCGTCCTGAATAAGTCCGCCAAGTTGTCGGATAAGAAATCCCTTCATAGGAACTTCAACCGTGCCACCCTTGCCACACATATGGCAAGTAGGTGTCTCAACAACATAAGTTGTTTCTTCTACCATTTTTCCAAACTCTGTTTCCATTTGTTTCCCTTTCTAGTGGATAGCCGTATTGTATCTAAATTAGAAGTGAAAGTCAATAGGAACCAAGAATTGTTTTTCAGGGTTCTCCGCGACTCTCTTCTTGAAGTATTCAAGGTGAGCCGTATGCTCTTGCAAGTCATAGACGCCCGTGCTTGAACACCAATCGTTGTTGAGAAGTTTGACCAATACTTGATAGCGATACAAGTTCATACTGTCCTTGAAGTCCAGCGTGTATGGGTCATAGTCCTCTACTGCCTTATCAAGAGAGAAATCTTTTACCTCTGTCAAAGACCAACGAAGTTGTTTCATTTCTGTAATGCGATTATCTAAGAAGTCCTTGATAACATCTTCAGCAAGAATAGGGTTCTCGGCATAGCAAAGAACATTTCGTGTTTCTTCCCAGCCCTCAAACAAACCACTCCAGCGTCCAGCCAAGTCGTTATCGTCAATCCCGCCGTGCCAATCAGACCAAGCAGGGTATGCAGTTTCCGCATATGTAATTGTTGATTTGGCATAGTCAAGAGCCTCTTGGGCACTATCTGCTTCTATCAACATAATTTGGCAAGTATGCACTTTTCCACCTTTCCCTAAGTAGAACCCTATTATTGCATTTTTACTTTATCTTGTCAAGTCTATCCGCAAATAAAAACTAGAAGTCTTGAAGCAACACAAGTTCGCTATCGCGTTGTGATTGGGTATAGGCAAGCGCACTTTCAATGGCGTTCTCAATGTCATCACAAACAATGTCTAAGTGTTCGCCTTCAAGTGTGTAGCAATCAAACCACGGGTTCATATCCCAATAGAGAACGCCGTCTTCGGTTGCCTTCTTTAGTTTCTCGTCCGTATCTAATCCGTGGTCAGTAAAGTCTTTTGCTGTCCTAAGAACATCTTCATTGTAAATTGCTCTCATATCCCCGTCGCAATAAACCGCGACGCGGAAGCCGTCTATCTCTACCTCAGCAACTTTGCCGTGCCCTTGATAGAAGACGGCATCTGTTTGTGAAGGTCTATGTGAATAGACTCTTTCAACAATTTGTTTGTAGTGCATCTTCTCCCTTTCGTTTTTACTTTTTGCTACTAGGGTCTCGGTTCGGTTCGGTTCCTGTGGTGAGAGAGGAAAGCGTTCGGAAGGACGCACCAGCCCCGAACCGAGACATCTTTAGGACTTAGGCAACTTGCCTCTGTCCAACTCTAGTCATAACTTCCATAGCCTTCATACCGATAAGTTCGGAAGCACCAGCAGGGTCGGTAATGTCCGACACGATTTCTGCGTAGCCTTGTCCAATCTCTCTAGCACCTGAGCCGTAGTCAAAGGGAAGCCATAGAACTGCAACGCCAGCACTCTCGCACTTGCGAATAATTTCTTTAGCACTCCTTGTTTCTTCACTTGTATATTGTCCATCAGAAACAATAACAAGAAGTCGTGCGCCATTTCCATAGAGAAGATTTAGTTCTCCATCTAATGCCTTGAACGCCTTCGTGAATTTTTCAGTTCCATCAGGTGCAGTATAAACATTTACTTCAGGAAGTCGTTGTCCAACCTTTAGAGTTGGGAACACATCATTTCCGTAATAGACCATAGCGCAGTTGCCCTGAATACGATTTACTGCTTCAGACATAACCCAAGCAGTTGTAGCCATAGGGTTCATAGCACTTCCCATTGAGCCACTAATATCAACCATAATGCCAACATTGAGTGTTGGTTCATCAGTTTGTTTGCGAACAGTTCTACGGAAAGGATTTTCCCTAGAGACAACTCCGCGTTCGCGTAGTGCCTTGTTCTGAATAATGGCGCGAGTTTTCAATCGCCCCGGAGGTGTCTGACTATCTATGTCAGTAATATCGCGCTCACGATATTTTGCTTTCTCCATAAGTTCGCCAATGCGAACTGAAGCAGAACGCTCTTCTGCGTTTGGCTGTCGTGTCTCTTTTAGTCTGCTGTTGGTTTTAGAAGTTCCAACACCAGTAGATTTATCAAAGACCTCAGAAGCAATTTCTTCGTTCTCTAATTGTTCCTTTGACTCGTCAGCGCGAGACTTTGCTTCTTCCTTGAAGTCCTCAGATTGTTCTTGGTCTGAAAGTTCTCCGAAGTTATTCATTTCAACTTCTTCGCCAACTTCCTTCATAATCTCCATAATCTTATCTGCTAACTCTTTTGGAATTGGGAAACAACCCTCAGGTTTTTCGTCAGGGTTTTCTCCACGCTCTTTAGCAATTTCATCAACAATGCGAACCCACTCTTTTGCGATTGGGTAGAGTTCTGTTGCGTCTCTATGCTTATCGTGCATTTGTGCCAAGCGAGCAAGGTCGCGAAGTTGTGTAACTTTGTCAGAGTCAATTTGAGTATTGACCCACTCAACAATGTCAGCAACTTCGTGTGCGTCAAGAATACCTGCGTCAATGCGACTATGAACTAATCCAACTAGATTAGAGATAGCGATTGTTGGTTGCTTGACTTCAAAGCCTTCTCTAGCGTCGCCAATAGCAAGTTCAATCGCGCTCGCACGCAAGAAAGGACGAGCCTTTGAATTGGCTTGGAGACCCTGATATTCAATGCGACTTTCTTCAAGTAGCACTAATGCGTCAAATACTTTTTGATTTTTCTCTAGGTCTTCGTATGCTTTTGGCAGAGACCATAGTGAGTAGCGTGCGTGAAACGCTTCGTGAAGAATTGCCCCTGTTGCTCTAGGAAATTCGTATTGAACTTTGCGAGTTGTAATATCGCCAATCGCGTCAGGACTTACACCTGCGCCGAAAGCAACATCAACATTTACTTCAATTTCCGCAGAGGAAATGTTGAAGCAAGCAGGTGCGTTCCCACCTGCGCCCGGACCTACATAGGCAACAATGTCGTCGCGTAACGCCCACTTGTTTGCCATATAGCCAATATCTTTACCAACCTTCAACCACTCAGGGCTTGTTGCCTGAGCCTTGCTTTCACCACTTTTGAAATGCGTCATTTGTCTTTTCCCTTTTCTGTCAGGCTTCCGAACCTAACTTGTTAGACCAAGTATCTCACTTGTTTGTCCTTTTGTCAAATCCTGCGTGGGGAAGAGTGGGGGCTGAAAAGGACACTAATCAACCCCCAACCCACTACCAACGAAATCAGGGGAATTAGATTTTCGCTGGCTTTACTTCCTCACCGAAAGCCCGAGAGAGAACATCTGTAACTGTGCCTCTGTCGTTCTGCGGTGCGGAAGAGATTAGATTAGAGAGAGCGAACGCAGTTCCGAAAGTCTTTGCGACATCTCGGAAAGCAAGTAGTTCTCTCATTTGTGGAGACCAACTTGTTTGCTTCTCTAGTTGTTTGCGATAGAGATTTTGTGCAGCAGTAACAACAAGTGCTGGCACACCCAACTTCTTTGCGAGTGCCCAATCAGTTGTCATTTCTGCTTGAACTGTGAAACGAGATAACAACGCTTCACTTAGTCGCACGCCGGGAGCGTTAGGGTTTGTAGCAGACACCACATAAAACTCAGGGTGTGCCTTTACAACTCCGCGCTCAGGGTTTGCGGTGACATTTACTTCACGGCGTCCGTCCATAGCACCATAAAGAATTGAAAGAACCTTAGGGTCAATCAGACCAATCTCATCTACGAAATAGACTTCTCCATTTTCCATAGCCTTGATTAGGTCTCCATCTACCCACTCAAAATTACCACTAGGTGTTTGGATATATGAACCAACCATATCGGCAACTTCAACATCTCCGTGACCTAGAAGTGTTCGTGTAGCAGTTCCAAAAGCGGCTTCAACTAGCGCAGTTTTTCCAGTTCCCGGAACTCCATATAGGAGTGCGAACAATGGAGAACCTACACCTGTATTCACATACTCTGTAGTTGCTTTGCGTGCTTCAATCAAAGTTTGAACATCTTTGTGTTCTCCCCAAGAGCGAGCGTGATAGATAGCACCATTAGGACGAACATAAGTATCTTCGCCTTCAAGTGCGCCTACTACTGGAAGTTCCATCTTTAGTCTTGACCTGCGTGGCGCACGCTCTGAACCAACTGCTCGTTCAACATAGCGTCCTTGCGGTAGAACATTGGAAGCAAGTGCTGTCGTAGATTTTTCATTTACTCCCTGCGTTGCTACTGCCTCAATCATTTCCCACAAAGTAGGAGTGAGGTTCGGCGTAATTGCCGAATACTTTTCTTTTAGAGTATCCATTGTAAGTTATTCCCCTTTCCCTTATACCAATTCCGCAGGAAAGCCGAGTGCTTTCCGAGAAATATGAATACGATAAAGAACCTTATTAGGTGTCTTTCCTCTTGCTATATCGTCTGCGTCGTGACGCGAGACTTCTGTAAGGATTGGCTTGTTCTCTAGTGTCCAACCACCATTTAGAACTTCGTCAAAGTATGGGAGTCCATAGCGAATTCGCTCATCTGTGAAAGCAGAGATACTGTCGTCACCTAGCGTTGCACCTGTTCCCGACTCAACAAGTTCTTTGACTTGTGCGTTGCGGAAGGAAGTTGATTTCCATTGTTTCTTTGGAGTGATAGGTGTGACAACTCGTCTGTGGAGTGCCATAGGAATTAGAGTTCCTGCGTTTGTATATGCGTCAGGAGTTATTAGTAGTTGCATAGTTTGCCCCGGCTTGCGGAACTCAGCATAAACTGCTACCCCTTGAACTTTCTTTTCTTTGTCTAACATTGTGTCCTTGTGTCCTTTCATAAAACTACTAGGCTGTCTAGTAGGTCAAGTATAAAACCATTTACCCCTTTTTGTCAAATCCACTACCAACAAGGCGTGTCGCAGGTAAGTTACCTACTACGAAGTCCTCTAGGTCTTGACGAGAGATTTCTGTCTCAGGGTCATTTGAAGAATTAGTTGTTACTATTTTTTCTTCCCAGCGAACAATGTTGATAGTGTCATAATCAGGAAAAGCAAAGCGATTTACTGAAATGCCATATCCCAATTCTTGTTTCCAATCGTCAGCAACTAAACGAGAGATAACTATGCGAGTTGCATAGTCAGGGTCGTTCCAGCGACTAACTGCCATATAAATTGCGTCAGCAAGAGCAGACTCACTTTCATCTCCCCAATGTTGGTAAAGATAAATAATTGGGTCGTCCTTGCGATTTTGAAATCCAACTACAACTCTGTTTCCCACTTTTTCCCCTTTGTTAGTTTGTTGAGAGTATTATGACAGGTTATTCCTTTTTTGTCAAATCACGACCTAGAATTGGTTCTGCCTCTGTGTCGTGGATTTCTAGCGCACCTCTCGCGCTCGCAAGGTCGTCAGACTTCGCAAGTGCGTAGGCAAGGTTGGCTCTATCAGCGTCCCCCACTTCGTCAATCGCAGTCCAGTCTTCTTCAGACCAGCCTGAAGTATCAACAATGACAATGCCATCAGCATCTCCATAGTTTCCATCTATTGCAAAGTATGTTGCGTTACTTAGGTCTTTGCTCATTTTTACTTTTTCCTATTCCCCTACTACTTGTAGTTGTTGTTCTGCCTGTAGTTCAAGAACTTCTTCTCTAGGGCAGTCTTTATACCAATCGTCTTGCTCCTCTTCTGTGGCGCAAAGGCAACCATCAAGATTGTCTCGCTCATCAAAGTCAGCGTGACTATCAGGTATGTCGTATTCACGAATAATACTAGAGCCTTCTTCTGTCCATAGGATTTCTCCACCCCAGCCTTGTTCCTCTTCATACTCCAAAGTTATTTCTAACTCAGGGTATTGAACAGATAGTTCTTCAATAACTGGAAGTGGTGGCGACCACGCAGTATCAAAGCGATAAGAAATGTGTGTAGCAGACTCGCTAGTTATTTCTGTAGCAGAATAACTTTCGCCATCTGATACTGCGACATCCCACTTAGTTCCCCATTTATGGTTGTTGAAGTTATACCAGTTGTATTCAGTATCACCAGTAGCCTTACCACCATCAAATCCGTGAGTGCCAAAGTATTCATCTAACTTTTCGGCAGGTGGAGCAATAATGTTCCAAAACGAAAAGATTGGATTTGAATAAGTAGTTGCTTCTTTGTCTTCGCCATATTGTTTTACGATTGGCTTGTTGAGTTGAGCCTTTACTCGCGCAATGGCTTCTTCTGTTCCCTCTATTGAGAGATTGTTATATACCCAGTTTGGCATTAGTTTCCCTCCCCAAAAGGTTCTGTGTCCCACTCGTATTGTGTGACAACGCCATCTATCTGTAATTCACGAACAGTATGAAGGAAGCCTTCCATAAACCCTTCAACACCTAGAACCTCATCTGAGAGTTCCATCTTCAAATAAACTGTATTCACTTTGTCTCCTTTCCCTAAAGACATTGCTAAGTATAATGATTTTTATTTTTTTGTCAAGTGCTTAGTGGTGCGAAACTCAGGAAGCGTGTAATCAGGAAGTCCGAACATAAATCCTCCACCATTACCTTCTTCGTCTTGGGAGAGAACAAGTTCAACAAGTTCTCCATTTGCAAGTCGTGCCACAAACATTGGAAACCCACGGCTTCCAAAATCATCAGGGTCAGTTCCCTTGAACCTCAGAATTGTTGCACCCTCAAGTTGTGAGTAGTAGCCCAAGTTCCAGCGCTCCTGTGTTGTATCCGTTGTCATTTTACTTTTTACTCCTGTTCCTCTAAGGCACGCCGTCTTTGTTCGGCGCGAGATTTATTTCGCTTACTCCGCTTGTCAGCAAACACCTGTGCTTTTTGGTTCAGCACAAAGCGACCTCGCAAGCGAAGCAAGCCGTCAAGTGGATTTTTCTTTTTCATAATCGCAGTATAGGGCTTGCCTTCTAAGATGTCAAGCCGTGTTGGCATTCGGTCTTCAGGTCTGCCAACTACAAACAACTTCCCATCCTCGCCGTGCCTGGAGGAGTGCATTTTTACTTTTTGCTAAATGCCTGGCCGCCAGGTGAATCTGTAAACAACTTGCCGTTCTAGTGCAGGTATTTGGATGTCATCCGTTTAGTGGACAAATGAAAAACGGCGCACCCCTAAGGGCACGCCGTCTTTACTGGGAAAGGGTCAGACTTGCGTCTGAGGTGTTAGCGACTCACGCCGCTTCCACCCATCACCCGTCATCTTGAATCCGAACACCTTGCCCATTTCTGTGGCAACTAGTTCGCTAATGTCTGTCCAGCCCTCGCCTTCAATAGGCAGACTGCCAGCATTTGGGATGTCGGGTAAATCTGAATCTTGGGTGTAGTCACCGTATACAAAGCATCGGTCACCAGCCCATCGGCCCGAGACCGCAGTCTCAGGTAAGTCTCCACCACCACGAGCAGGTGAAGTCATTGTTAGGATGTAAAGCGCATCGGCAAGCGTGCCGCCTTCAAACCCTAAGTGTTCCCATTGCTTCAGGCCGAGCCCGAGTGCGTGAGGAACAACAGTTTCTTTCTTGTCGTAATTTACTAAAACGTGATACTGACCCATCGCCTTACCCTTCTACTATGATTGTCCGAATTGCGCCTTGCAATTCGTTATGCAAAGACATTGAATAAACATCTTCCGCAAATGTTCGTGTTGCATACTCTATGAGTTCGTCATCTGTCATTGGCGTGTCTAAGCCTTCGTTTGCCAACTCAACATCAAACTCAAATTCAATTTTACTTTTTATAGTGCGTGTCATTCTTTTTCCTCAATACCAAATTCTTGACGAATGGTATCTACTGTCTCCATCCAAACCGCGGCACGAGTCTCATTGAGAACATCATCGTTTTCCCAAAGGTGTAAAAACCTTAGCCATTGTTCGTCTGTAAGTTCAACATCAAGGTCAGACTCAACATCGGACTTTGAATAGACGTTGTAACTAACAATTTCATCTTCTTCAAATTCTTGCGAGACATACTCCGCAAGTGCGCCAGCAGTAATGAATGGGCTATCTTCTTCTAACTCTTCTACTTCTAATGTTTCGTTACTCACTTTAGTTCATACTCCATTTCCCAAGAAGCATCAGGCCAATGTAGGTCGTGCTTCGCTGAATCTATTGCCCCTAGGTCATCTAGGTGTGCATTTATTTTTTTGTTTGCTTCTGCTTCGTTCTTGGCAGAAACTCTGCCAGCAAGTTTTATTACAAAATCATAAATCTTTTCTTCTTGCACAAGACACCCTTTCTGTAGTTGTTTTGTAATGTATCTGGGGAACGGGATTTTTGGCCTAGGACCTCAACCCTTTTCGTCATCCAGTAAGGAATTCGCCCCAGATACAAACCTAGTATGACAGACTATTTATTAGTTGTCAAGTTGAACTAGATGCTGACCTTTACCTAGTCCTAGACCAAGCCCATAGATGTCAAAACAATTTGAACATAGATTGGCCCAGGGTCCGAGATTAGTTGCCGCGTCATACATTGCCTTCTCTCCGCAGAAATCGCATTGAGGTAAAAACGTAACGTGCACTATTGGAATGTCTTTAGACATAAGTCCTCCCTTTCAAGAATGCATTATACAGAATTAATACTCTCTTGTCAAGTAATGGTTTTTCAGCGCTTCTTCAGTTCCTCGCCGTTTGGCAATAGCCCAAAGCATCCTGTCCCAACCGCTGACTATCATTTCTGTTTCTCTCTTGGACTGTTCCAACTCTTGAGCACCGTTGGCTACTTCTCTACGAATCTCATTTAATACATACAGGATTGTTAACATGGCAGCATCGTAACCGTTATTAAATCTCGTGTCAACTCCAGGCCGCTATACGCAGCGGGCCGCTTTACCAGGCCGTCATCTAAAAAAGTTATTCTGTTCTCACCGTAAGCGGGTTTTAGTTTTTCAAACCCTGTTTGAAAAACCTAGTCTAGTCCCATTGTCAAGCCGCTGTCAAATCGGCACGCCGTTATCTTCGTTCAGTGTGCAGCCTTACCTGGTAGCAATCCGTCAACAACTTAAGGACCTTGCTGCCCGTGCCGTCCGGTCCGCCCACATCCCAACAACTTATTAATGGGGGACAGCGGCGGGCCGCTCTTTGAATTTTTACTTTTTGCTATGCGGGTGGAGGAGGAGGCGGTTATGGCGGAGGAGTATCTGGAGGCAATGGAGCGAGCCGCTAACCACAAACAACTTAAATGGTTTACCTGGCGGGCCGCTTGCTGCGGACTTAAATTAAAAAGCGAACCAGGAGGAGCAGATACGGCTCAGTTGAGAAAGGAGGCTCTTCGCGGGCCCATGTTGCAACCGATTGTGACCGTTCTTCGTAGCAGTATCGTTATGCATTTTTTAGCCGTGAGTATAGTCAGCAAGGGAGGAAATCAAATAAAACTCCCTACGAAGATTAACTACGTTAACTCCTGCCTGGTAAGTATGTAGACCACACATTACTAGCGGTTAAGGAAAAGCGCAAACTGGCTTGCCGCTATGAGCATCAGCGTTACCACCGTTATGAATCTGACTACTTCTTTAACCATCCGCTTATTCCCCATGCCGCTTCCCTTGTATACGGTTAGAACTAACCCTGTACGAACTCTACCATTATATGACCGTTAAACTACCTGGCCGCTGCTACCTGGTTCCACGACTACAAACAACTTACTTTCCCATGCCGTTATCTGGCTGGGTAACTTTCTTCATCGCATCCGTCTTCACAGCACAACTAGGGCACGCCGTTACTTCCATCGAGTATGACTGGCCGCACCAGAAGCAATCTTTTAATACCGTTTCCATTACCGTCCTCCGTTTTTACTTTTTGCTATTCTCCCACGCCGCTTGCCGATTTGACAAACTAGTATCTATTAACTAGACTGTGTTCTACACCGTCTAGTTATTAGATACCGTATTAGCGCTCGCCGTCTTTAATGTATTAACAATTTCCACCGCTTCATTAGCGCGGGCCGTTACCCTTATGTGCTCTTGACGAGTTGTTGCTAGTGTGATGTCTTCCTGGAGTCTAGCCGCTAGCCGCTCCGCCAACATCAATAAGTTTTCATTACTCACGCCTGGTCATCCTCGCCGTTAGTTGAATCTTCAATTACTGGTTCTGCATCTACAACTTGTGCATCAGGCAGCAGTGACGCAGCATGGATTGCTCCTTGGGCAAGCCGTTGCAATCTTTCCATCACGATGTCCGCTGGACTACGCATTGTTACATCCACGCCGACATCAAGTTCAATTCCACCTCGCACGCCAGCACGGTCAAGTATCTCCGTTGCCGCTTTGAGTCTCACGGGTTCTGACTGAGCAGACTCCATTAACTCTTCCATAACATCTACTGCATACGGTGCACTCTGAACAATCTTCTGACGTGCCCGTTCGATATCCGCGCCTGGTGTGCGGTTGTGCTTGAGATGGAATCGGCAGAGGCCGTCATCCTTAAGCCGTCCCGATGACCAGAGTAAACAACGCATACTGTCTGACCTGACAAATCTACAACGATGTGGTAGAGCCGCCGGCGCTCGCCGTTGAGATTTCGGGCCACCGTCTTCTTGTTCTTTAAGGAATGTTCGTGTCGCGCCTATAACCCAAGGCGGTGTAATTTTGCAAGCCGCGTCATCTACGATGAGGTCGAGGCCCGTTAAGTAATCTGAATTGTTTTTAGTTGGGTCCTGGAGCAAAGGGCGTTTCTCAGATACTGAGATGAGACGCCGTTGTTTAGTTGCGTCCTCGGAACGGGCGATGATGAGACCCGTTGGCTTTCCCATCTGGTCGTAGACAGAATCCCATTGGAGATTTGCCCGACGCAAGATGGAACGGTTTTCGTAAGAGTCGTCACAGACGCCCTTATCATGCTCTATGATGCCGAGGTTTGTCAAGTCAGGACGCCAATCGAGTGGCGTAGAAATATCGGGAAGTGCTAAATCAGAATCTTCATCCTCGCCATTCAAGGGGAGGGAGTCGCTGTTCATTTCGGAGAGTTACCTTTGATAAGGGAGGTAGCCCCCTGCAGATAATTATTTTATATATTTTTTACTGCAGAGGGACTACCAACGTTGTTGAGTTGTTTTTACTTTTTGCTCTTGCTAGCAGCAGCCTTTTTAGAAATCTTCTTTGTTACTTCGGCAGCAGCAACTTCAGCAACCTTGCCGAAGGCAGGGTCTTTCTTGTTGATGTAGCGAAGGGCTACGGGAACTAGGGATGCCCAAAGGGAATTGGCTACAAGTAGCCACTCGCTCTGTCCGAAGTCTGCAGGGCTACCGACACCACTGGTCTGAGCCACGATGGTGATTGCACCAACGGCTTGACCTAGAAGGTTACGGAGGTAGGACTCAATCATTGCTTTGTTCATCGTTGTGTTTCTCCTCACTGAGGTTCGGAAGGTAATCTCAGTGGAACACACATTAGCAGATATGATGGGAAAGAATTTTTCAAAACGCTCAGTCAGAACGTCCCACTTTGTCTTAACAACAGAGTCAAAAAAGCAGGTGGTTCCGCACAAAATCTTTGTCTATTGTATAGAGATTTTTTGGAAAAAAGATTAACTAAAACTGCTTTTGGTTTGGCTGTTTAGAGTTTGAAATCCCTAACATCTTCACCAAGTGGTTTATGAGTTTCTCCACGAATCAGGTCAATGGCTCTACGCAAACCAAGTGTGTATAGAGATTTATCGTCTGCACCCATGGCGGTTTCCCAATCACGGGTAAGAGTTGCAAGCCCCTCAACCAAAGAATCTTCTCTGGTTTTAATTGCTTCCTCTATAAAAGAAAGCAGGTCAGGTGTTGCATCTGGCTTCAGACTTCCATCCATAATCTTTTCGTGAAGGTGTCCTGAGATAATCTTCATCAAATCTATTCTATCTACCATGTGATTGTTCCCGTCTTCTGGAGTTTGAGATTACAGTCACGACAGATAAGAATATCTAATAGACCGCTAATCTTGTCTTTATCTGGAACTGCTGCTAGACCGTCCTTTGTAATAACAACAGGAATAATCTCTTCAGTTGCTCCGCACTTCTGGCAGATACAAGTTCCCTCAATCCATTTGAAACTTCCACCTTCCTGCATCAAAGCATGGATACCTTGAGACAAAGCATGGAGGGTGTCGTTACCTCTAGAGAATCGCATAAAGACTCTAAGGTTGCTTGTCTCAATAACTCCTCGGAAGGAATCGCAGTGGCAGTATCTAGCATTAGGACGACAACGAACATCTCCTAAAGAATTCTTCTTGTGCTTGGTATGGGTATGTCCGCAGACACAAACCTTACGGCTTCGTCGCTTATCGGTATTCTCATTGAGAGAATCAACATCTTTAGTTAGTTCTTCAAGAGAGAAACCCATCTTTGCAAAAGCGGCTTTGGTCTCTTCATCTATCTCTGGCATATTTTTATTATTGCTCACTTCCAAAATCCTTTCTCATCTTGTCAATGATTTCCTGGAACTCTTCTTCTGTCTCAATCTTTTCTTGGATATGAGCCAAAAAGTTCTCCATCATCTGTCTCTTCTTTACTTGGTCTCTAAATCGTATCCATTGTATAGATAGTAGGTTTCCAATAAACCCGAGAGCCAATATCATTCCTAAGTCAGGTAGACCTAGAGTTATTCCGTTGTCCATACTTGCTCCTCATCTTCAGTAGTAACAATCCCCTTAACAACTAATTCCTTCACAACTGCTGTTGCATCAGAAAAAGCAATATCAACCCAGGCTTTAGAGTCTTCTAAATCCTTTGGCATATTCTTGGGAAACCAGTGCTTCAATAAACTTGCAGCAATAATTCCAACAAGGTCATCATATTTTTCATCTAACTCAGAAGTCGTCATAGTCCTCAGGTCCTCTCCATCCATCTGGAATATCTAAAGGGGTGCAAGCAGTAAGTTTTGTTTTACAGGCATAACAAGTTGCTTCTACTCCCCATTGGACAATTGTGTAAGTTTCTTTTGAAAACCTAACTGGAACAACTAACCAATCGTTTAAGCAGATAGGACAAACAGGAGTTGGTATCCCACTTGCATCCATAGATGGATATTCCCCAAAAGGAGTTTCCATATAAACCACCGTCCCTATATCGTTACCTAAAATCTTATACCCACAACTCTCTATTTGTCTATCCAATTATTGACCTCTATAAATTTGACAAATCAAAAATATAGAAACCCTCAACCTTAACTTTACTATAAACTAATTAAAACTACTATACACCATTTCTACTATCACTTAGTATAACCACTATTGACCACTATGTTTACCCTACGCGTATGAGCGTACTCTTGAGTACTCCCGGTAAATTATAATAGTAAATACTATAAATACTGCGATAGTCAGATATTGTTTCATAGTGGTTGATAGTAGCATCTTAATAGTGGTTGATAGTTTGATAGTGAAGTATTTTTTCTTCACTTTTAGGGCTTCAGTATATCAGTATTAGAGTATCAGAATATCGGAGTATCTCCGCTTTTCCTTGACTTTTAGGGTTGCGTGTCAAGTTGTTTATTGTATAAGAAGGGTTAAAAAGAAAAAATATTTTAATCCGCAATAAGAATTATTTTTTATTTAGATTTTGTAGACAGTTTATTTATAGTTTTTTAAGTACTTAATAGCCGTTTCTAAAACCTCAATACTGTCTTTAGCCAAACCAATCATTACATTACAGTGGTGGCAGAGTAGTCCTCTAACTTCCATAGTTGTATGGTTATGGTCTACAGTAAAATTTTTACTACCCCTCCGTCTTGGAGAATCGCTTCTACAAATAGCGCACAGACCCATTTGCTTTTCTAAAATTTCAAAGTATCTTTGTTCGGTAATTTTGTATTTGTACATTAAAGATACATTTCTACTGCTCTTCACTCCTTTAGGACTGCTATTGTATTTTTTTCTGTTTTCTAACCCTTTAGAACTACTATTATATTTTTCTGTTTTCTTTTTTCCTTTAGAACTGTTATTATATTTTTTTGCTCTCTTTTTGCCTTTAGAACTGCTGCTATATTTTTTTAGTATTTCTTTCCTACGAGCAATAACTTCAGGTCTTTTATAATATTCTTCTAGATACTTTTTCCTTGCTTCTTCGTCTCTTGGCATTTTTACCTCTATACCTCGTAAACAGTCTCTTTATGGTGTTTGACCTTGACTTCAGGGTCTACAAAAATCTTGAATCCAGCCCTAGAAGCGTTGGCACACCAAGAATAATCTTCTCCAACATTGACCTTCAACTCTCGTCCTTCTTCCCATTGGACTCGGTTGATTAGGAACCACGGTCTTTTCATGTCCTCAAAGACTCCACTCTTAATACAGACAAATCCAAATCCAACGCCACCAACCTCAACAGGGTCGCTATGTAATAAGAACTCAACCTTGTTGACTCTTGTTGGAGCACCCCTATCGTTTGGATAGTTGACAGCAACTGTTCCAATAGTATCTAGAACATAGAGCCCAGAAAGAATGTCCAAGTCACTTTCATATAACTTCAAGAAGTCTTCAGGCTCCCACTCAATGTCAGAATCAATCCAAAATAACTTCTTATATTCAATTCCACCAGCAACCCCAGCACCCTCGGCATAGTTGTGTTGGGAACTGTCTAGGGCAGTAAGTTCTCGGGCAGTTGCCACAAAAGAGGAGTACCGAGAGATGAACTGATAAGTAATGCCCCGCTTATCTAATTCAGCGCAGGTCTTTACTAAAGACTTTACATACTCCATCTTTGCGGAGTGCCCTGGCGTTGCAATCAATACATCTGTGCGTGTTGTCATATTCATATCCTATAGCAGCAGATAAACTTTATCTATGAGCCTCGATATGCCACGCAATATTTCTTGTAACTGGGAGGGGTGTCCAACCCACTTCCGCTCGCATATTCACGGCTCAGAGGTAATCACCGTTATGTGGGCGGGGTCTATCCAGCGTTTTCACTCCACAGACTGTCTTGCGCTTTGGGCAGGTTCATTCCCTATCGGATATGTGACAACAGGAAAGGAAGTTATTAACAAATGACTAACCCTATGTTTCCAGATATAGAAACTATTGTTGAAGAAATTATGTACCGACAGGGTTGGGACGTTGATGACAACCCACTTGAGTTTGATATTTCATCACCAGACTCACAAATCTCTCTACTCAAAGATAGCGTTATAGAAGTATTTGAAGTCTTAGAAGATATGGACCGAATCGAACTCCTCCCTTGTGATGAGTGCGAAGGCTCAGACATTCTTATTCTTAATCACGAATGTATAACCGACTTACCCGAAGAAACAATCTAGGAGATAAAAATGGCAGCAGCACAAGGAACAGCAGCGCGACTCATTGAAGTTGCGACAGCAGAGGTCGGAACTATTGAAGGTCCGAAAGATAACCAGACAAAGTATGGTGCATTTACAAAGGCAAACTTCTTAGCATGGTGCGGAAGTTTTGTTATGTGGTGCGCTAACGAAGCGGGTGTAAAAGTTCCTAATACTGTTTCAACCGTTGCAGGAGCAGATGGTTTCAAGAAACAAAAGCGTTGGTATGAAAATGATGGAGTAAATGTTCCTGAAGCAGGAGATATTGTTTATTTTGATTTCCCAGGAGACGGTGTTGACCGGATTAGTCACGTTGGAATTATTACAAAGGTAGATGCAAAGTCAGGTCTCTGCACCACTATTGAAGGAAATACCGCAGGAAACCCAAAGGGAGACCAGCGAAATGGCGGAGAGTGCTGTAAGAAAGAACGCGCTTTCAAAAAGAATAATCCAAAGAAACTTCTAAATGGAATTGTTGGTTGGGGTCGTCCTGACTATGCAGGAACAACTGCTAACCCAGTTGCACCAAAGGTTGCTAAAGCACCAATAACTGACCCACTTGTTTATCCTGGAGAAACTATTGACCCAGGCGAATCAGGTGTTCACGTTAAAACTATTCAACAAAAACTTGGCGTTCCAAAACCAGATGGTATTTATGGTCCTGTAACTAAGAAAGCAGTAGTTGCATTCCAGAAAGCAAATCCAAAACTTGGTGATGCTGATGGAGTAGTTGGTCCTAAAACTTGGGCAGCAATCTTAAAAAATAAGTAACAGCAATGCTTTACTTGTCGGGACCTATGACGGGTCTTCCTAATTTCAACTATCCTGCTTTTCACAAAGCGGCTAAAACTTTGCGCGACTTAGGTAATCACGTTTTCAATCCAGCAGAATGCTTTGATGGAAACCAAGGATTATCTAAAGAAGAATATATGCGTGCAGATATTAGAGCCGTTCTTGAGGCTACGGTTGTTGTTACCCTTCCAGGGTGGGAAGACTCTTCTGGGGCTCAACTAGAGGTTGAGGTTGCTAAGGCAATAGGAGTTCCTGTTATATCGTTAGAGTTCATTCTTTCTCAACAAGGAGAGTATCACTATGTGTGAAAATGTCGTTACCACTTGGGCTAACCATTCTCAGGAAAAAGAAAGAATAGAATATGAAACTCGTCTAAAAATATCTAATGATATACAAAGAAAAATTAACATAGTAAAAGAAGGAAATCTTTCTGGACAGTTTTTATTGGGACTTGAACTCGCAAACGCAATGGTGTTAGATACTCTCAATGACGCATTGGACGATGGACTTCAAAACCCGCTGTTTTAGTTTGGTGTAGTCTTACTTTCTAGGGTCGTAAAAAACCATAGACGAATAACGCATTACGATATTTATTCATTATTTTTCATAGAGGGAGTCTATTGGTGTCCATTCATTTCTCATTCAAACTGTCAGAAGATTTTGTAAACGGTTATAAAGAACGTAAGGCTCCGTTTGGTTACCGTGATGCTGCTGGCAATTCTGTTGGAGAAATTACTTTCTTACGCACATATTCACGTTTGAAAGAAGATGGAACAAAAGAGACTTGGTCTGAAGTTTGCGAGCGCGTAATCAATGGAATGTATTCAATTCAAAAGGACCACGCTAAATCTCAGCGACTTCCTTGGAATGACTCTCGCGCACAAGCATCTGCTAAAGAAGCATACGAACGTTTATTTGAATTGAAGTGGTCACCTCCAGGTCGTGGACTTTGGGTAATGGGAACTCCAATTGTTAACGAACAAAGAAACTCTGCAGCACTACAAAACTGTGCGTTTGTTTCAACAAAAGAAATGACAAAGAACGAACCGTCACGACCATTTACATTTTTAATGGAAGCATCAATGCTTGGTGTTGGTGTTGGCTTTGATGATAAAGGCGCCGACAAAGATTTTACAATTTATGCACCATTAGAAGGAGAGACATATGTCGTCCCAGATACCAGAGAAGGATGGGTCAAAACACTTGAACTCATCATCAATGCCTACTTACGACCAGATACGAAGGCTCCAATATTTGATTACTCAGAAGTCCGTCCAGCAGGGACTCCGATTAAAACTTTCGGCGGAACAGCAGCGGGACACGAACCGTTAGAGCGTCTTGTAAACCACATCACTAAATTGTTTACTGGTCGCGCAGGAGAGAAAGTAACTCGTCGCGATATTGCAGATATTGGAAATATGATTGGCGTTTGCGTTGTATCAGGAAATGTTCGTCGCTCAGCAGAACTTCTCATTGGTCGAATTGATGATGCAGACTTCTTGAACCTAAAGAACCCAGAGATTTATCCAGAACGTAACTCTTATGACCCAAAGAATCCAGGGTGGGCTTGGATGTCAAACAACTCTGTAGAGGCTCATGTTGGTGCAAACCTTGACTCAATTGTTGATGGCATTGCTCGTAATGGAGAACCTGGGGTTATTTGGTTAGACGTATCTCGTCAATATGGTCGTTTAGTTGACCCACCTAATAACAAAGATTATCGCGTAGAGGGCTATAACCCTTGTGCAGAGCAGTCTTTGGAGTCTTATGAGATGTGCACACTAGTGGAGACTTACCTCAACCGTCACGAAGATTTAGATGACTACAAGCGCACCCTCAAGTTTGCTTACCTTTATGCAAAAACTGTGACACTTCTTCCTACACACTGGGCAGAGACCAACGCAATTATGCAGCGTAATCGTCGTATTGGAACTTCAATGTCAGGCGTAGCAAACTTTGCAGACAACCGTGGACTTCCAGCGCTTCGTGAATGGATGGACAAGGGATACGAGACAATTAAGTATTACGACACTACTTACTCTGAATGGCTCGGAATCCGTGAATCTATCAAGACAACAACCATTAAGCCTTCTGGCACGGTTTCTATTCTTGCTGGTGAAAGTCCTGGCGTCCATTGGACTCCTGGCGGTAAGTATTTTATGCGTACCATTCGCTTTGCTAATTCAGACCCTATGCTTCCGCTATTTAAGATGGCGAACTACAAAGTTGAACCAGCGTCTGAATCACCAGAAACAACTTCTGTTGTTTATTTCCCTATCAAGTCTGAATCAAAGCGTGCAGAAAAAGATGTCTCCATCTACGAAAAGATGGCGCTAGCAGCATACGCACAGCGCTACTGGTCAGATAACTCTGTATCTGTAACAATTTCTTTCAATCCTGAAACAGAAGCAAATGCAGTAGGAACAGTTCTTCATCTTTACGATGGTCAACTCAAGACCGTCTCGTTCCTACCATCAGGAAACTTTACTTATCCACAGATGCCTTACACACAGATTACTGAAGAAGAATATGAAGAACAAGGCACGCTACGCCTATTCCCAATTGACTTCTCAGGGGTGTATGCTGGAATGGCAGCAGATGCTATCGGTGAGGCTTATTGCACAACTGATGCGTGTGAAGTAAAACTTATTAGCGAGAATCAGAAGGGCAACTAATGATTGAATCTTTTTTAACCCTGTCCCCAGCACTAATCATTTCAATATGTGTGCTTGTTCCTATTGTTTTTGCTGGAATAATTACTGCTCTCATTTTGAAGAAAAAGATTAAGTCTTCAGAGGATGACTCGACTGTCCTTTCACCACTTGTTGGATTTACAGGAACAGCGTTTACTTTGCTATTAGCATTTGTTATTGTCAATGTATGGTCTGACCAAGTTGCTAAACAAGATGTTCTTTTTGCAGAGATGACAACTATTGAAAATATTCTTATTGAGTCAAAAGTTATTGACCCAGTATTTGCACCAAAACTAAAAGAAAAAGTTTTGGAGTATATGGATGATGTAGTTAAGTATGAAATTGACCAAAAACCTCCTGTTGGTGGAGATGCAAAGACAGAAGCAACTTTTGAAGAAGCACTCGTTCTTATTGATAAATTAGAGAAAGAACTCTCTTCAGACCCAACAAAAGCAGCAGAAGCACAATCTTTCTTTGAAGAGACACGAGAGTGGATTCAAGATAGAGAGTTGCGTGTGAATAAATCTAACGCTGAACTTGATACAACATTTACATTCATTCTTATCTTTCTTGCCTTATTAACTGTCCTATCCGTTGCCCTACTGCCTTCTACCACTCTCGCGTGGGCTAAGTGGACACAGTCCTTAGGAACAGCAACAGCAGTAGGTCTAGTGATGTCTTTAGTCTTCTACATAGCCTCGGACTCATTTACAAAAGAGGCAGAAGAACAGCAAGTTATTCGTATAGAACAGGCACTTGCCAAAACACCCGTAGATGCAGTAGAAATGACTCCTGAACCTGCACAAGCATAGATAAGGTAAATGACACAATGACAACAGAAACAGTAAGAACACGAGGACAGTCAGCAATCAACACAATCAGTGCTGTCTTGAAACCACAAAGCGATTTCTGGGCTTGGCAAGCAGAAGGATTATGTAAGGATGAAGACTCTGAAGTTTTCTTCCTAGACCCTAATATGCGTGGAGATATCAAACGTCTTCGTGTTGATGTTGCAAAATCAATCTGTAAACCATGTCCTGTTAAAAATGAGTGCTTAGAGCACGCTCTAGCAGTTCCTGAAAATTACGGCGTTTGGGGAGGGCTTTCTGAGGAAGAGAGGGCTACCATTCTCCATAACCGTGGATTCAAACCTGAGTACACCCGTCTTGCGTAGTTGGAGGACTAGCAATGTCAGTAGAGCATAAGCATATTCTTATCAATGCAAAGGTAAATAATCCTTTGAATTCTTATGAAGAAGCAATTGAATTTCTTAATGATTTAGTTGCAAAAGTTGGTATGAAGGTTCTTATGGGTCCTCATGCTCACTATGTAACAACTCCTGGAAATCAAGGAGTAACAGCAATTGTTGGCATTGAAACTAGCCATATTGCTTTCCACATCTGGGATGAAGAACAACCTGCTCGACTGCAGTTTGATTTGTACACTTGTGGAGCACTAGATAAAGATGTTGTTCTCAATGCTGTACGCCGAAAATTCGACGTTGTAAGCGCTGATTATCGTATTTATGATAGAGCAGAAGGCTTCCAACTCCTAGAAGAGGCATCTATCTAACTAGTAAAATAGGGGAGTGAAAAAACTTCCCCTCATACTTATCAGCCTCGTACTCTTAACTGGCTGTAGCAAATATGATTTCAAAGAAGTTTATCGTTACCCATGCCAAGACCCTGCCAACTGGGAATCTCCAGAGTGCCTACCTCCCGACTGCGAAGCGTTCGGTATCTGCACTAAGGATGTAATGAGAGGAACTCCACTCTACGATGAAGACTCCGAATATGAAAATGCCCCGTCTACAAATAAATAGACGACCACGCTTTACTACAGACGAACTTAACGCTCGTCTTCGTTTCTATGTAGGTCTAATGCTTGCTATGACCGTCTTTGGCGCAACAATGGCAATTATCTACGCAGTTACTTTTGTTACTCAACCTCTTGGTGAAGTTCAGTCTGAAAACGACAAAGCATTCTTTGGTCTTCTATCAACAACTATTTCATTCCTTGTAGGTGTTATCTCAGGCTTCATGCTTAATGGAACATCTGCTGCTGGAACTAAGTCAGAAGAAGAATAACAATGCTTGCTTCTTTTCTTATGTTTATGAAGTATATTGGAACTACTTGTTTAGTTGCATATCTATTGTCTCTGTTTATCATCCACTTCACTAAGGAAGATATTTAAGATGAACAGCGATATGTTCTTAATGTTTATGACTTTTGCAGGGATGGCTTGCGGAATGACCGTTATGTATATTTGGATGAAATACGGGAAGTAATGGCAACTTACGAATACGAATGCGAAAAAGGACACTACAACATACAAGAGCGTCCTATGGCTGAAGAACAAACAATTTACACTTGTTCTGCTCCAGATTGCGTAGAAGCACTAAAAAGAATTTACTCTGCACCAGCGGCGGTGTTCAAGGGTCGTGGCTTCTACTCAACTGGAGGATAGTGTCTTATTACGAAGATAAAGAGCGCGAGCGCCTAAAGCGGTGGCAGTGCTATTATTGTCAGAAGATGTTTGTAGTTCCAGATTTAGCACGTCAGTGCGAAGCAAAACACGAAGAAAGAGATGACATATGACCGACAGTGAAATTAGAAAAAATTCTCTTAGAAGATTTATAGTAGATAATCCAGACTTTAGACCAGAGTCTAACACCTGCACAGAATGTAATACCGTATATACATCGGCAGCAGTCTCTATCCAATGCGCCAGAATTGATATAAGAATTGCAGAAGGTAAGTAATAAGACTAAACTCTTACTACCCGCGAGTGTTGCATAATGGTAGTGCATCTGCCTTCCAAGCAGATAGTGCCAGTTCGATTCTGGTCACTCGCTCCGAGTTTGAACCCTTCTTTCCTAGATGGTGCAATAGACTGTTTACATGATTACTGACCCATACGAGAACATCTCTATAGAGATTAAGCAGACTCTAGAGTCTCTCATCTCTCCTGACGATTTCTACCATAACAACCATAAGCGTCGTATGGCAAGAACTTTACAAGTTCTTATTGACCAGAAACCCGAAGGAACTCTTCTTGAGATTGGAACATCTAATCTTATTCCTCTAGCACTAGAGAAACTTCTCCCAGATTTAGAAGTGTATGTTACTGATTTTAATTTGAATGAAGAACCTATTGGAGAAACTACTGTCTCACTAAATGGTTTTTCAAAAGTAGTTAAGTGTGTTCGTGTAAATATTGAAAATGACCCTCTCCCATTTGAAGATGAAAAGTTTGACTATGTTCTATGCTCAGAAGTTCTTGAGCATATGGAAGTTGACCCTATGTATATGTTGGCAGAACTCAATCGAGTAACTAAGGAATTAGGAACGCTAATCCTTACTACACCTAATGCTGTGAGCACCTGGTCTATTACTAAAATGCTTCGAGGCTTTGAGCCATACTTCTATATGCAATATCGCCATGACCGTTCCCCATACCGACATAACTATGAATACAGTATTCACTCCCTAATGCACACAATTAAAGCAGCAGGGTTTGATGGAAGTATTTGGACAGAGAATTGTTTTGAAGAACCTAACTACACAGATGTCCATAAACTACAAGCAATCGGATATCAAATAAACCATACAGGAGATAATATATTTACACTTGCTCATAAGAAGAGTGGAGTTGTTGATAGATACCCGAAAGTGATTTACGCAGACTAATGAAATACGAATACCCAACCATTACAGAACTTGGCGGAGAAATAAAAGACTTACGCCGATTTGTTAAGACAGATACCAAACTTTGGTCTGCTACCAATCCATCTATTGGAAAAGCAGGTCGTAAAGACTACGCAATAGCAATCCGCTCTAGTAACTATGTAATTACTCCAGATGGTGCATATACCGTCACAACCCCCGCAGATACAATTAGAAGTCAGTTCTGGTTTGCTGATTTAGATAAAGAACTAAAGATTAAGAACTTGCGACAAATTGATACTTCTCAATTAGAAATTCCAATTGTCCGTGGGTTAGAAGACCCTAAACTTATCTGGGATAAAGACCATTGGAAATTTACAGCAGTGATGATGGAAGCACATACTCCCATTGCACGCATGGTTGTTGGTCATTTAGATAAAAAGGCAACTAAAGTTGTTTCTATTGAAAAGTATCCTGGAATTGATATTAAGCGTCCTGAAAAGAATTGGATGGCTCCACCAGAACCAAACCCAAACTTTGATTTTATATATGGACCAAACTCAACAATTAAAGATGGTGTTCTATCTACATGGATGACAGATAGTCCAGCCGTCTCTACTTTAAGAGGAAATACCAATCTTCTAACACTTGAGGATGGAACATATCTATCAGTTGTCCATCGTATGTGGGGTAAGACAGAGAACTTATTCTCACGACAAACCTTCGGAACTGTAACAAGTCATCAAAGAAACTATGCACATTACTTTGCACAGTATGACCAAAAAGGTCACATAATTGCGCTCTCTGCTGGTTTTCACTTTTTTCAACCTGGAGTTGAGTTTGCTGCTGGAATAGTAACAATTGATAAAAACTTTGTCATCTCGTATGGAAGTAAAGATGTTTCATCACATCTAGCAGTGATGCCAAAAGACAGAGTATTAAAATCACTAGTACCAGTTGTCTACTAAAATTATCGTATGAGCGAAACGGTATATGAGACCGACACACAAACTTTTACTGACAGCGGTGACCATGACCGTTTCGCTCATTATGTTGAAAAAGGGGAAGCAACAGAAGCAATGGTTAACGGATGGCCCGTAGTTGCCCTCTGCGGTAAGGTTTGGGTTCCATCAAGAGACCCAGAGAAATATCCAGTATGTCCTGTCTGTAAAGAAATCTACGCTGAGTTTGGAGAGAACTAATGCTAGAAACAGAAACAACTGAAACACCCCAGAAAGTCATACAACCACAAGACCGTTGTGACCGTTGTATTGGTAAGGCTGTTTACATGGTTGTTTTTGCTTCAGGGGACCTCTACTTCTGCGGACACCATTTCCGAGATAACGAAGACCACTTTATCAATACAGCACTAAATATCTATGACGAAGATGATGAAATTCTTATGCCGAATGGTGCTTCGGATATTCAATAACTTTGTAGCGAAGTTTCTTTATTAATTCTTTACGCTTTGTCTTGCTGCAATTAAAATAGATATATCGGTGCTTTCGTGGTCGGTCCACAAAGTAAACATTGTCTTCCCCAAACTTCTCAATAACTTGGGCGTTTGTTAGTCCGTTGGCATATGTAGCATGATGCTGATTCTCTTTACCTTTTACCTTTGGGTCACGAAACTTTGACGATAGCCCCGTGTATAAAAAGTTTGCTGCTTGATAGATAATTCCAACGTGCCCCTGAGAAGTATCTGCAAAAGAAACAACTATCTCTCTATCTAAATATTTCATGCTATTTGCCACTAAATAACTTTCGCCATTTTTAGCAACTTTGTCATCAACCCATAATCGGTTCAACTCATAAACATTCTTTGCCTCATCTGGTCCACATATGCCTTTTAGAAGCGTAGAAGATGGACTTACTCCATAAGTAACAACACCAACAATTTCTCCAGTAGAACGGTCAATTAATCCATAAGCATGGCTTACAGGACATTTTCTATGCAGATAATGTTTAGCGATAACAATTTCCATTGCATCTCTATAAGAGATACTTTCTACAGAGTAATCTTCTTTCATCCCCATAAGAAATGTCTTGACTACGCGTCTTGAATTTTGCTTAATCCAAACTTTTCAATTTGTAATAAGAATTGAAAATGCTCACCCATTATCTCCATAGAGACATGGTCAATACTCATAAAAGCATCAGATGGTTCAACATCCCAAAATGTTTCTGTATCAAAAGTTGGTCTAATTACATTAACTACATGGCCAACAAAGTAGTCTGGATTAAGTGCCATCTCTGGCTTTATCTCTGGAATAGAAGCAATCTTCATTGCTCCAGCGCAGACGACGACCCACTTACTGTTTGGACCAACAATATGAATCCACAGATTACCGCTACTCGTATCGCAACTCTCAACGTAGCCCTGACAAAGTTCCGCATTAACCTGCCCCCATAGATGGTGAGTCTGCTCTCTAGAAGTAATCATTACGAAAGCCTACTCTATACTTATTGAATGGACGAGCGAAACGACCAATACTTCAACCAAGAGTTTATCAAAATTGTCATGGACTCAGGGTTTCGCACGGCTGATAGAGACTTCATTGGAGAGATGCTCGACACCCTCTATGAATATATGTCAAACAAAACAGATGTCCCAAGACCAGAGTTATCTTCATATGTTCAAGAGATAACAAAGTTGTTGGGAGTTGAGCATATCCAGACCATAGATGTTGATGAAATGTGCGAGTGGATAGTCTGGTATCGGACTCAAGGCTTTGAGCCTAGCGAAGACGACGATGAGGAAGAACTATAGTCTAATAGTAAGATATTTCAAATAGTCAGGAAAGTATCTTAGTTTGCGTTGATTGTCTAGTTGTGCGTATACTTGCCAGTAACATGATAAACAACGAAAGGAAAATAATGACGAGCCAATACCAAAAGATTAACCATGTACTCCCAACGGAGGTGGTTGATGCTTTTAAGACTATCAACGAAGACATCCCTAAGCGCAATGCTTACATCAAGGCTCTTCGTAATCAAGAGTGGAGTTTACAATCTTTAGCAGATGTTCACGGTGTCACTCGTGAACGCATCCGTCAAATTTGTAACGGAGACTACGAGACTTCTGCAAGAGAGGTTTCAGTAGCGGGCTTCCCACTGCCAACTCCTCCATTGAAGCCAGTTCGTGAAAAGAAGATTTACCCAGAACCACGTCCAGATGCTCTTGCAAAGATGTTGGAACTTCAGCCACTTGCTCAGCAAGTGCGTTCACACTCTCCACGCTATCGAAAAGAAGCAGAAGAATACTCTGCTCTTATCTATGAGACATATAAGCAAGATGGAGTATCTCTATTCCGACTTGCTAAGTATCTAGGAGTAACTCATGGTTCTCTTCGATTCCGTCTAGCACGCTATGGCTACATGGAAAAGAATGGTTCAACTAATAGTTGTTACAAGCCAATTCTGGACAAAAACCGTTATGCCCTCCAATCATAATTTGGAACCTAAATTTGGCTGGGGCCATGAAGAAGCACTAAGTAATCAAAAGGAAGCAATTGCTGTCCAAATCGAACAACTGGAGATTGACCCAAGTTGGAGACCAAACGAAGTAATTCGTTATATTGCTAGGCTAATACGCAGTCTTTAGTCAATCCGTCAAAAAGAAAAGGACCTCCCGAAAGGGGGGTCCTTTTTTACTATAAACTAGTCAATATGACAGGAAAAATCCCCAATGTATCGCAACACGGATACTCAAGTTTTCGTACCGATATGTTCGGGCGCATCAAAACATCTGATGCCTACTCTCTTTTTGACTCTAGCCACCGCTACTCCCAAAACGGTGATTTCAGCGATATAACTGAAACTGGCGCAACAGTTACTCATTTAGCAAATGAGAGCACAGCAGCCCTCAATGTAACAACAACTTCAGGTTCTAAGGTTTATAGAGAAACAAAAAAAGTCTTTCCCTATCAACCAGGAAAATCTTTACAAGTCTTGCAAACTTTTGTTTTTGCTCCACCTAAAACAAACCTACGTCAGCGTGCAGGATACTTCAGCCGTCAAAATGGATTCTATTTAGAGCAAGACGGGACCAACGTTTATTTTGTTAAACGCAGTTATGTCACTGGCTCAGTTGTAGAGACTCGTATCCCACAATCTGAGTGGAATGTTGACACTTTAGATGGCAATGGTCCTAGCGATATAACTCTTGACCTCAGCAAAGCACAAATTCTTTTCTCAGAGTATGAGTGGCTAGGTGTTGGTTCTGTAAGAATGGGGTTTGCTATTGATGGATATTTTATTATTGCTCATCAGTTTAATCACGCTAACCTGATTAGTAGCGTTTACATAACAACAGCATCATTACCAGTGCGCTATGAAATTGAAAATACAGGAACAACTACATCAGCAAGCACATTAAAGCAAGTTTGTGTCTCCGTTATATCAAACGGAGGATATTTCAAATCAACTAATACTCGCTCTGTGCTTCGTTCTACTGCAACTGTTGGAACTACTCTCTACCCTCTTATCGCTGTTCGTATGGCATCAGGTAAAACAGACTCTGTAATTGTTCCTAGTCTATATAGTTTATTTCCCACCACCGCTGATGATTATGAATACTCCGTCACTAGAAACCCAACAAGCATTACTGGCGGCTCTTGGGTAGCAGATGCAAGTGGAAATGTTGAATACAATATATCAGCCACAGCAATGGTGGGCGGGGAGCATCTACTAGAAGGTTTCTTTAGTTCTACAAGACAAAGCACTCTTGCAGAACGCTCAGATACAGTAAACTTTGCACTTCAACTTGGAAGAACAAATGCTGATACTCCAGTTAGTGATGTCTTAGTTCTCTCTGCCAAAGTAACATCAGGTACAGGTGGGGTGAAATCTTCTCTTGGCTGGTTTGACCTTCTATAATGGAAAGAATGGACTTGACTACTTTATTTGAGATAGAGAAGCAAAAAGAAGAACTTGATAGTTTAAGCATAAAAGATATGTTTAATAAAATAGATGAAACGATTCCAGAGGAAAAAGAATGAAAAAACTACTGATGACTTTAGTTGTTATTGGATTAACAATTACACCAGCCAATGCCGCCGAGAAGCCAAAAACTTTTGCATCTGTAGATGCTGCTATTAAAACTCTCAAGATTGCTCCAGATGTTCGTGCAGGATATGCACGCTCTCAATTCAAGCACTGGTCTGACCTAGATAAGAATGGCTGTAATACTCGCAACGATGTAATTATTGCTGAGGCTCTTGTAAAGCCTAAGGTTGATGCTGGTTGCAAGATTGTCAAAGACACAGGCAAGTGGCTTAGCCCATACGATAATAAAGAAGTCACTAACTTCTCAGCCCTCGATGTTGACCACTTTGTTCCTCTTGCAGAAGCCTGGGACTCAGGGGCAAGCAAGTGGGATGCCGCCAAGCGTGAGGTCTACGCAAATGACGTAGGAGACCCAATCTCCCTTATTGCAGTAACTGCTGGCTCTAACCGCTCAAAGTCCGACCAGGACCCTGCAGAGTGGCTACCTGTGTCTGCAATTTACCACTGCACATATATCAAGTCTTGGGTTCAAGTAAAGGTGCGCTGGTCACTTACAGTTGACGATAAAGAACTTGCTGTTCTCAAGTCAATCAATGCAAAGTGCCCTAAGGCTAAACTTTCAGTTGTTATTGTCAAGTAACTCTGATAATCTTTTCTAGCCGATAGGGGCAAGTGGCAGAGCCACCCCGTACTTCTAAAGAAGGCGTTGGAAACCTATAACAATGGGCAAGGATGTGCGTGGGATGCGAGCAAGAGCCCATGTATGGACGAGACGGGAACCTAACATACGGTTAGGCATTAAGAAACCTACCTACGCACATCCGAATTACTTTTCTAAATCTTTGAAAAACTCTTTTCCTTCTTCACTTGCTGAAAAGTGAGCCTGTAGATTTTCGTCATAATCTACGTTTACTAAGCCTAACTCATACAAGTTCATTAAGTTGTTTGTAATTCCAGCCATAATTTCGTCATACATCTCTGGCATTAAAACTTTCATCAACTCAAAGTTATATGTATATGTAACTTCTCCGTCTTCATCAAACCCATCTTCTTGAAGTATTCCTACTTCAATCATGTAGTCTACAAAATCATCTTCCTCTGACATTGAAAAAGCATATTCAGTCAACTCCCGCAGCCAGCCCCCGACACACCCTCCCTCTCCTTTCCGTTTTTTCTTCCTCCTCGGCTTATTACGGACCTAGAGCGCGGAAAACTACACTTTTTATTCTATAATTTTTTAGACTGTTCGTAATACTTAAAAGTGCCACCAGTGTAAATGTCATTTGCCTCTGCAATCTCAAGTGCTCGTTCCCAATCAGCACCTGCCATCAAAGCACCAATTGCAAACTTGGAACCACTGCCAATCCCATAAAGACCATCTTCACGCAGACTGATACTGCTAGTGTTATCAATCTCGTAGATAACTCCACGAAGAGCGATAAGAAAAGAATAACCACTTTCTTTATCATTCTTATCTTGTTCATAGTCATTATCCTCAAGACAGCGCCTCAAACTAGGAACAACTTCTATAAGCATAAAGCGATAAAGGTTCTCGTCGCTTTTTCTACGAGGTGGTTTAGGTGGTTGCCATAGATGCTGAATAACATCACAAGCATCAGCATCTCCAGAACCAGCAATTAAATACTCACCATTTTCTGTAATCTTCCCGACCCAAGGGTGTTCATAGGGACGACCAGTCTCTCCCGTCGTCTGCGAGTCGCAAGCCAACCAGCAGCCATCTTCCTCTTGAACCCCTATGATTGTTGTCATAGGATAAGCATAACCCTCAAAAAGACAAAGGACAGAAAGGCTCACCAGATGACTCGCAAAATGCCCACAGACAAAGAATTACGCAAATGCGGCTATATGACCTCAAACGAGTTTGTAGACAGACTTATCCCAGGGCTCAAAGAGTATCTTTCTAAGAACTGGGGAGTTCATAATAAAGACGAACTCCATCACCCAGAAGACCTTATTTCAAATGCTTCTATTTATATGGAAGTTGCCTACCATGTTCTTGTTGATTTTGGTGTTAACCCCAAAGAAGTTACAGTAGAAGAGGAAGATTAAATGCAAGAGCCTATGTGCGACTACTG